CGATGAAGGATGAAGCTGGAAACATCATCATGATCGAAGACCCTGAGGGAAAAGCTACCTTGAACGGTGACTTGGAAGAATTCTACGGAGCTGAAACGGTTGTAGACTACGTTCGTTCCAAAGTTCAAGGTGAGCTTCAAAAGGTGCAAATAGACGAAACCGACTCCCTCTCGATGGATGAGAAACGAGCCAAACTCCTCGCTTGGATTGCCAACGACTTCGGCGGTACTGGTGAACGTGGCGGCGCTGCAATCAAAAAGAAAATGAATAGTGTCCTTGAAATCGGCGCCGAACTTGCAGAAGTCTGCAAGTTGCTCGCAACCCCCGGTAACACCATGGAAAAGACATTGGAACTTGTTGCAAAACAATCCGAGTTGCTTACCCGAATGATGTCCTTCAAACCCTGATAGTTAAAGCTCGTTAAAGCTTCCATAAGCCCCTTAGGTTAACTCCTGAGGGGCTTTTAGTTTCCCTATCTTCTCTCCACCCTGATCTACTTAGAAAAACGCCTTGGCGGCCTTATAAAGCTCTAGGAAACACCGGGGAGCTTTACGCTTTGCCTTTGATTTGATGGCTTTATCGCCTTTATTGCCGTCAAAGGGGGGGGTACCTCGCGACCCCTGTCCGTTGCTACAAACTCAACTTCTACAAGCAAACTCAATTCCACTTATAAAGTGAGTCAATTCTACTTCTATAAGAGAAATCGATTCTACTTATATAAGTAAATTATATTAATTATATATAAAAAAAAAAAATAAATAACTATAAGAGTACTAAGAAGATGGAGCTAGTAGGAACTAGAAGGAACAAGAAAGTGAAGTTGTAGGAAAGTGAAGAATCAAGAAAGTGATTCACCATCATCGAGAGGGCGCGAGAGGTACCCCCTGCTTTAACGCCATCAAAGGCAATAAAGCCCTCAAAGCACGTCAAACGTTAAAGCTCTAGTTGTACCATTAAGAGCTTAAACATCCTAGTTCACTATCTACTTTATCGTTCTCCTACATATCCTCCTAATTATCAATCACATACAACGTTTACTATCACAACTAATCTCCATCAATCATATAATCACCATCCCCTACCACCTCGCAGTTGTGCGCGTGGTTTGGACTAATGTAATGTCACAAAATGTTCATTTTTGAAATCCTAAACCAATATCTATAAATAAAATAGAATAAGCTTATAGAAGCAAGATGGGTTGGCATGGTTTATGCTAGAGAGATGGAGAAGTTAGAGATGGAAAAAATACTAGATCAAAATATGAAAAACCTCGAAAACTACAGCACCACAGCGCAGAACATTATCAAGAACAGTGGGTTGGTGAAAGTGTGGATCGCAAAAAACAAAAAGTAAGAGTCAAAAATCCTAAAACCAGATGTCCCCCTCACAGTCAAACGAAATTAAGTTCTTTCATTCACAAGGATATTCTTGTGAAGAAATTGCGCGTTCGACAAGAATGGAGTTGGGGGTGGTGAAATTTGTTTTAGGAAAGCTTCAGAATGGAGAGAGTATTGATAGTGGGGATAATGAAGATGCAGTAAGGACGAAAAAAACCAAACACGATCTCCACGAATTAACAGACGAAGCAATCTCGTGTGTTAAGGAAGTGATGAGAAGTGCAGAAGTAAACTCGCCAGTGAAGCTGAAAGCAGCGTTGTGGTTGATTGAACATGCGATTATGTTGAAAGAACCGCCAAAAGATGGAATGGTGGTGAACAACAATCTTCAGATCAACCAGAGTATAACACAATCGTTGTCGATGAGTGAGAAAGCAAAACAAGAAGCTCTTGGACAAGCAAAGAAGATATTAGAAGTGGTGAGTGAAACGGCAAGTTAGAATAACTCAAACGGCATCGGCCTAGATGCCGATAGCATTCTCATTTTTAAAACCATTTCTACTTCTTCTATAACCAAACAAACGGCGGAGCGAAGCGGAGCCGGTGAACAAAACTGCTAAAGATTCTCAAAACTTGATATTAAAAACCAACAACCTCTATGTTTGAACCTTTTCATCCAATGTATAAAGACTTTGCAGCTTGGGAAAAAATGCAAAAACAAGGGTTGATTGGAAAAGATGGCCGTTGTTTGATGGGAAACAAGCCAGAACTTAGATTGGGAATGTTGTGTGATAATGTGGATGAGGAAGTGAGAAAGAGATTTGAACAAGAACATTTGATGTTGAAGGAAAAATGAAAACAAGCATGAATGACGAGAGCAGAAAATTTTACGATTGTGTGTTGATATTAGAGTTGATTTTAGTTGGATTGTTGATTGTTGGGTGGTATAAATAAAATTTTTCTAATGCCTACACAAGCAGATATTGATAAGATGATAGAGGAGATAAGGAAATCTGCTGGTGGAAATGTTGTAGCTGGTGGTCAATTCAACGGCCCCTCAGGATCACAACCAAATCCCGCTTCTACTACCGAACCCCCGGCCCCGGCGATCCAGAATCAACAAAGTGATCTTCCTACAACATCACCCAGCAACAACGAGTTTAAAGGTTTCTCCTCAGTTGATGCCGTTGAAGAATCTTGTGTATTGTTTAATGATCCAGTAGACATGCTCTACACAATAGATGATGAACTTCTAGGAGGAAAATATAAACTCCATCCATGGCAAGTCCGAATCATGTTGGATTTTGCAAAAGAATCCAATTCAGACAATCCTTTTCGAGGAGTATTAAGAGCTGCAAACGGAAGTGGTAAGGATCAAAAAATCCTAGCTCCCTGTGCTTTGTGGATGTTGTTAAGGTATCCTGAAGCTCTAACGATTCTCACTTCTAGTTCTGGATTTCAATTAGATACTAGAACCGATGCTCCATTAAAAAGACTAGCCAACTGCGCTAATCGAAAGTTGTTTGGAAATGAACCAATTCTGAAAATCAACTACCGGCATTACACAAACTTGCGAAATGGTTCTATAACTGAGTTGTTCGCAACCGACGAACCGGGAAAGGCCGAAGGAGCACATCCAATTTCTCCAGGTCGCCACTTTTTTATTGGAGTCTCAGAAGCAAAAACCGTAGAGGAAAAAATTTTCCAAGCCCTTCACAGGTGTAATGGATTTACAAAACGTCTAGATGTCTCCTCACCGGGAATGGAAACCGGCTCCTTCTACAACCACTGCACCCGAGATGATGATACTTGGACCCAATATCATGTAACAGCTTTTGATTGTCCACATTTGAGTGCAGGATATATTAAGGAGACTGAAAAAGAATACGGATTAAATTCCACATTCTACAACTCCATGATTCTTGCTGAGTTTGGAGGAACCTCAGAAGACCTGATAGTGATGGGATATCTTCCGTTGAACAGATTATACAAGTCTATTTCAAAAGGTGAAGTTAAATATGTTGCCGAAGAATTCAATACAGGAGGTTTAGACTTATCGATGGGTGGTGATGAACAAGTTTTAATCATCAGAAACGGTAACAAAGTTCTAGGAATCGAAACCTTTCACATAACTGATGCAAATGAAATCGAATCTCATCTCCATAACTTGTTTGAAAAATGGCACCTCAACGACGAAAGAAGTGTTGTCTATGCCGATGCAGGTGGAAGTGGGGCACCAATCATTAATCATCTTCGACGTGCCGGTTATGAAAATGTGCGATATGTCACCAACCAATCCACACCAAGAAACAAATTTGCCTATAACAACATTGGAACAGAGGGTTGGTTTCATTTAAAAAGATTGATTGAGTTAGAGATTCCCATCCTTCCAGACAATGATTTGTTGAAATCCCAACTTGCTACAAGATATTACAAGATAGACCAAAAGAATCGTTATTGTTTGGAATTGAAAAAAGAAGCAAAAGCCAAAGGACATAAAAGTCCAGACAGGGGAGATGCACTAGTTCTTGCGTTTTCCACCTACAATCTTGCTCTGACACTTGATGGAAGTTTCAAAGACAGTGTTGTAATTACTAGACAATCTCTAGATGACCTTCTTTCCACTGATGATGGAAAATTCCGTTATATGTCCGACATGATCAAAGATAAACGAAAAGGATCAGACATCATGGGAGGACATAGAAATCAGAGTTCAATTTCCAAAATGCTCCCTTCACAACGGATGCACTTAGAGTTTTTGTTGAGTGATATCCGAAACCGTCCTAAAAAGTTAGAAACCAAAAGTTAACAACCATATGTCCACACTTCCTACAAAACAGTTTATGTCTCTTAGTTCAAAGAAATCCGGCCCTCCGTCAGGAGGGCCATTGGACAAAACTACAACTCCATCAAGTTCCTCCACTAACCAAATGGACGCAAAACTTGAGGAGTGTATGGCCTACATCCAAGAAAACCTTGATCCATCCCAAATCCCACAACTCATTCAGATGTTGAGCAGCGAAGGAGAAGAACCAATGGATGAAGAAACTGGCGATGAAGAGGACAGTGGCGGCCCTCCAAAAAAGTTGAAAAAATTCTCCACAGAAGGAATGGAATAGTTCTCACCAAAGTTCATCGGCCCTCCTCAAACATATGCCACGCAATCCCACTTACACAACCGGAGAACCTCTACGGACACAACTGAAATCTGTCCCTACAGCAGAATCAATTTCTCCTGTTGTCGAGAAGGCCGACGAACAAAACCAACAAGGTCAACTACAAGCAGTGTTGGATATGTTGGTAGACTACGAAGATTATGATGATGCAAAAGAACAGTTGTTGAAGTTGGAACAAATGTCTGAAAGCTTGGAACAAGAAGCCAACATCAATCGTGATTTACGCTACACAAACATAGATGTGGTTGCAGAAAAACAATCTGGTAAACTAGCTCCAGATGAAATCTACACACCAATACATTTAATCGACACCAACATTCGCAGGGAACAAGCAAAGATTGTAGCATATATAACTTCTTCTCGAAGGGCTTACATTCTTAGGTGCGTTGAAAAACCAGACCTAAGTGTTGATCTGATGGAACAAGACTTCACAACACGTTGTAGATATGATGGGTGGAAAAAATCCTTCTTCCGTGTTATTGACGGAATGCAGTTACACAAGCATGGAATCTTCGAGGTAATGTTCGATGATTCTAAACCCGGCGATTTTATCGTAGAAGACATTCCTTATGAAGATTTCCCAATGTATACAGACACCCGAGATATTCAAGCTTCTGAAATGCTCATGCGACGAGTGCCGTTCACTAAGACGCAGCTTGCTTATCTTGTTGTTAAACGAGGATTTGATTCGGCACAAATCCAAAAAGTCATTTCTTCGTTTGAACAGAAAAAAGATGTTTCAACAGTTAAGATCGAAAAAGTCTTCTTCCGCAAAGACGGCGTAGTTTATGTGGGATGGAGTTGTGTAAAATATGCAGATGGTTGGTTGAGAGAACCAAGAAAGTTATTTTTAGGAAAAAAATCAAAAGTTGGAGATCAATTTGTAGACACTTATGAATCAAAATACCCTTTTGCAATTGCTCCCTATAACATATCAGAGGACACGTGTTTGTCTGATGGCAGAGGACGCGCTGCACTTGATCAATGGGACCAAGACGCAATGTCAAGTTTGCAATCTTCCTTTATTACAGCACACCGCAGAGCAAGTGGATTTTACTGGGCTAACGACACAGATGACCCCAACTCAACTGGAAAAGTCACAAACTTAACTTTACGTCAAGGCCAAGTCATAGACAAGAAAATGCAGTCCTTTCAACTGTCTCCTCCAGACAGTAGCATGTTAACTGCAACTCAGAGTGTAAGCCAATTCAACTCTCAACAACAATCTTCTATCGACTTCACGGCAATGAACCGTGAAGATAGTAAGAAAACCGCAACAGAAATTCAAGCCGCACAAGCAGAAGGAGCAATGTTATCTACAACTCAAGTTAGTGTGTTTGCAGATGCAATGCAACAAGTAGGGCAGATGTGTTTTGAAATATATGTTTCTAGAGTAGTTGCAGGTTATATCAAACCTCCAGTTCCTCTTGGAATGTACGTGATGTATACATATCAAGTAAAACCCGCAGGAGATGTAGATGTTATTGAACGTCAAGAAACCCTCACTCGTATGCTACAACTTTGGCCCATCGTTTCTCAAACAGCCATCTCAGTTCCATACCTCCAAAAACTCCTAATGTTGGCGTTCCCCAACGATGCAGTACAATGGGTTCAGCTTATACAAGAAGATCAAGTTAAGAACCAGCTCCTCATGTCATTAAGCACAGTTCTAAAATCTGCAATCACCGATCCTCAAACTGGCCATCTAGAACCCCAGTTCGAGCACGATGGAGGAAGGATAGTTCAGTTGTTCAACCAAGTTCAACAAGTTCTACAAGGTGGACAAGAACAACAAGGACAAAAAGCTCCACAAGGAACTCGCACTCAACAACAACTCTCAGCTTAACATATGAAAAAATTCTTGGTATTTGATGTAGAATCTAATGGTCTAAATGGTTCACCTTTTGCGATTGGTTATGTAATTGTTGATGAACTTTTAAATGAGCTAGATTTTGGATGGTGTACTTGTAATGTTGATGAAAAAGAAGCAGGAGAAAGTTTAAAGTGGCTAAAAGAAAATATTCCTCATGAAGTTCTATATGGTGGTGGTTGTAGTCAAGAGTCAATGTTGAGATGGTTTTTTGGTGTGGTAGAAGCAAACAAAGATGCAATACTTGTTTGTGATTGTGGTTATCCAGTAGAAACAAATATGTTAAAACTGGCTGGTATTCCAGTCTATCCACTTCATGAAGTAGCTACAGCACTTATGCTCTGTGAAAAAGATCCAATTGGAATTTTTGATAGATTACCAAATGAGCTTCCAAAACATCATCCTTTAAATGATGCTAGACAATCGGCTAGAGTTTGGATTAGTTGTTTAGATCAAATTCAAAATAAGTAACATCTTATGCCCCGACCACTATCAAACTATCGTCCACAATACTTAGGTCCAAAAGACACTCCACCAACAGCAAGTGAAGGAGAACTCTTCAACACTGCTGTAAATTTTCTCCAAACAGATTATTCAAAAAAACTCTTAGTAATTCTCAACAAACGTCGAGAAGAACTAATGTCTAAAGTTTGTTCCCAATCTGTTTCAATGGAGAAAACAGAGCTAGACGTTAAAATCCTCGGTGCCCAACTGCAACAACTCAACAACATACTAGATATCATATATGATCCGAAACAATTCGTGGAAAAATATTCAGCTTAACTCTGAATCTGATGGTGGAGGAGGAGCTTCTACACCTACGGCCCCAACCACAAGTAGTCCTTCAAATCCTACTACAAGTGGATCACCCAGTAGTTCAGCACCTGCCGCAAGCAAACCAGCGCCAAGTAGTGCTCCTTCTTCACCAACTACAGATCAACAAAAAATACAAAGTGCCCTAGAACGAATTAAGGCCGCAAGTCCTGAAATTCCCAAAGGCACTCCTAAAGCTCCGGGTCAAACTGGACAAGCAGTAAAACCACTTATTAGTCACAAACCCAGTGAAGAACTATTGACTGGTGAATTTGGTGGTGAAGTAGATGAGAGTGGTTTTACAGAAGAACCAACACCAGTTGTTAAAAAGCCGGAGAATAAAGATGTGGTTGCGAAGCAACCGGAGAACAAACAGGTACAAGCTGAAGTAAAACCTGTTGAAAACGGTGTCGATAAGGAAGACGAACCCTTCTTAAAAAAGATGTCCAAAGAAGCTTCGGCCCATTTCTTGTCGAAGCAAGCGAAGTTAAAAAGTGAGCTTGAAGTTCTGAAGCAAAAGGTCGAAGCTTCTAAACGGCCTTATCCAGAAAACTATCTCGAACATCCAGAAGCTTACAGCCTTCTTCCTGAATACGGAGAAAATGTCCAAAAGCTAAATCAAGCAGATATGGAATATCGTCACTGGTATAATCAGCTTGTGAGAATCGAAGAAGGAAAAGACTGGCAAGATATAAAAGGTTTGGATGAGAATGGAAATCTGGTGTTGTCTGATCCAAACAAAGCTTCGACACGGGACAAAATTGCCGTTCAAGCTCAGCTACAAAAATTAGTTGGTTTAAAAAATCAGTTCAAAGGAGATGTTGAAAAACTCCAATCCACTTTCAATGCTGAACGTGAAAAACAAAACGGCCTCGTTGTCGGTGAAGTAAATCGCATGTTTGAATGGGAAACCAAACCAGAATTGTTGAAAGCTGAACTCGATTTTGGTGGAACAATTGGAAAACGAAACGTTGAACAGCTTCGGAACGAGTTTGTTCAGATGATGCCGCCAGTGTTTAGAAACAATCTTGTTACTACAAAAGTTGCAGCTAACATGTATGCGGCGATCCAACTTTATGCGTTTGAGCTAAACAAATTAAAGAGCGAAAACGCAAAACTCAAACAGGCCGGTTCCGACAACCTACGCGCTGAACCTTCTAGTGATATTCTTGCTGGAAAATCCGATAAGAGTGTTGGAAAAATTACAGAATTCTCAATGGAAGGAATTAACTAAACAGATGATCTGGTTGTTACAGCATAATGTGTTGCTTCTATAACCAAAATTGGTTGGCACGCTTTATGCTGTAACATCTTCCAGTTCCTACTACCTACAGTTGCTACTTCTTTCTCAAGGGCATGAGAGGCTACTAGAAGCTAAGGGCATAGCAAACACAAGAATCAAGTGTAAGTTTGATTCAAAATTGTTTGCTTAGTTTTAACCAAAACTCCTTATGCCTAGTTACTACAATCAACCGGCATCTTTCGACAATGCAGTAACGGAAGATACCAACAAGTTCGCCCAACTTCCCTTCTATCTCGTCAAAAACGAAGTGAAGGTTTTTCCACGTTGGAATATCTACGATCAACTCTACGGGACGATTGATTGGGAACCAAACATGGGTACTACCATGACTGGTATTACTCCTCAGAACTCTCCTGTTGCTGAGGCGTTCTTTGTTCCTAACGAAATCACTTCCGTCCCCAACAAGGACGTATATGAAGTTGACAGTGTTTCTCAGAGTGCAACTCTGAAAATGCACCGTTACGAATCCAAACAATTCAACTTCATTCCTTCATTCCAAGCATTCTGGAGGGACTACATCAAGTTTGCCGACGGCGACATTGCGCGACAGATCGCAGTCTCCAACAACATGTTCATTCGTACCCAAATGTGGGCACAATCTCCTTCTGTGTTTATTGCAGGAAGTGGTTTAGTAAGTGCTCCACAGGGTGCAGTCAACAATGCAAACACTGCTGCTGGAAGTAAGAATGTTGCTTACATCCTTGGTGCATTGATTCCCAACATCAAAACCAATCTTTCTCTTCGGACGTTGTACTCTGCTGCAATGTTCATGAAAGAAGACATTGCGGCCCCTGCTTTCGAGGGGACGATGAACATGCCTAAGGACAACGAAGGTCTGATGGGTAAGTATGTGATTGTTGGTTCCACAGAAGCTTGGGACAACTTCGCATTCGACAAAGACACCCAGTTGTTGAAGTCAATCAATCTCGACTTGCTGTTCGAGGATTTCCACGGTCTGTTGTTTGGAAAGAACGTCTACAAGTTCGATCCATTCCCCTTGCGTTTCAAAGCTGACGGCACCGCAACTCCTCCACAAGTTCAAGTTCAAGGAACACTCCGTACCATTCCTAATCCAGACTACGTAAGTATTGCTACCTCTCCTTACGAAGTTGCTTGGATTCTCGGTGCTGATGCTTACAAAACAATCAAAGTCGGCCCTCCACCCAAGGAATTCGCCACCAAAAACATGTCTGCGAGCAAGTTCTACTCATTGAAGTGGAATAGTGAAATCCAACTCACAGATCAGGTTCTTATCACCTATGCTGATGGAACTATTGATTTGAATGTTTATGGAACTCAATTGAAGTTCATCTCCCAATGCACCCATGGTATTTTGGCCGGTGATCCTCGTTTTGCACTTCCCATCATCTTCCAACGTACTCGCCCTGCTTTGGTAAGCTAAACAAAATGATGTTATCCACAGACAAAAACAAAAATAACACCACTATGAAAAACAAATTCATGAAATATCTGGCAATCGCAATGTTGATTGTTGGGCTTGGAACCGCAGGAAATCTTAAAGCTGCCACTTACTCCACAAATGTGGCCGCTGGACAAATTTCCTTGCTTAGCTTCCAGTCCGGCACCATCTTGTCGTTGACAGTTGCAAACACTTCAACAAATATCGCCACATGGTATTTGATTGATGCTCCAACCAACCTCACCACTTGGACTAACGCTGCATATACAAACATCACCTACACTGGTGTTTCAAATATTGTTCTCACTTACACCAATTATTTTGGTGTCGTTACGAGTGTGACCAATCAATATGCAACCTACACCACTAACTCCACCGCAGCAAACACCAACAACTACAACCAAATCATTGGTGATGTTATTCCAGTTGGTGCAACTCACACGATCAACTATTCCACACTTGGACAAGTGTTCAATAACGGAATTTTGTTGACCAATAACACCAACGTTACGATCACCATCCAATATCGTAAGTCGTTGATTAACAACTAAACTATTCGGCCCAACAGTTTTCATTGTTGGGTTGTTGCAGGAGTGGGTCGGATTTGTCGGGGATTCGGCCCACTCTTTTGCAAAACAAAAACTTCAAACTTAATTTCTTGTGAGAATTTTTACACTACCAGCAAAAGACACAATCATTCAGCCTTGTCGAGTTATTTCCATTCCTGCTGCAACCAATGTGTGTATTTATTCTTCCAACGGTGGAACTCCGGGTGTTAATCCTGCGCAATTTTCAGTATTGTCTCCAACATCTATCGAACAACCTCCTTATAGGAATTTTTTAGTTCAAAACTGTGGAACAGTTCCGTTGAAAATCAAAATCAACAAAGGTGTGGTTGGTGCTCCAGGAAGTGCAGACGATTTTCATATCGTTCTCCCCGCTTGTGTTGCAACCGACGACGGCACTTCACAACCAGTAGATGTTGCTGGTGATAGTCCAATTGAAATTTGGGTTCGTAACGAAAACGGAGCTACCGCTGGAAGACTTGCTACTTATCGTTCTGGTTCTCAGTTAGATGACAAAAACTAACTTGTATGACCAAACGGACAGAAAATCTTAGAATTTTCCCTAGAGTGTGTGGTTCTCAACGAGTCACACACTTTCCGGCTTTTGATCCTCCGTTGTTTGATGATGTTTGGTACAAGAACGGCATTGTTCCTCCTCCAACTCCAACTCCTCCATTTCCTTCTGGTGGAACATTAACAACTGAAGATGGTTTTTCAATTCAAACCGAAGATGGTCAAGACATCACAACAGAGAATGCTTAATATATGAAACGATTTTTACTTCTATTGATTGGTTTGGTTTGGTGCTTGGATGTTGGGGCCGCAAGTGTGAAAATAAGTGCTCTGCCTCTAGGAACAACAAACACACTTTACGGTACGAATGTTACCGTAATGGACCTAACACACAACACTACAAACGATACCTATAGTGTGAACCTTGGCTACCTTGGATCGAATTGGTTTTGGACAAATGTGGTTCTTCAGAACGCTTCTTCAATAAATGGAAATCTCACAGTAAATGGAAGTGTAAACATGGGAAGTTTTCAAGCTACAAATGCTTCTAATGTGAAAGCATTATTGAGTTTGGATAGTTTGAGAGTTACCAACAGTTCACAATTCGATGGTGGAACTCAAACAGTCAATAGTGCCATTGTTCTTAATAGCACTCCACAAATCACCACACTAACGGCCTCTCGTCCACTATACTTGGATGCTGGTCAAAACATGGCATCTGCGGCCCTAAACGTAACAACTGGAAATGGCATCAGTTTGTTGAATGCTTCCAACGCAGCAGCGCCGATTTTTAAATCCCTAACTAATACCGCTTCCACCGGCATCACCGCAACAGATCAAGGAACAAATGTGTTGTTAGCTCTAGCTTCTATTCCAAATACAGCTTTTGCTAACAGTAGTGTTACAGTAAATGGTACAGCAAACCAAGTTAACACAACCTCTGCTGCTATTGCTTTAGGTGGTAGTGCAACTTTGAGTTTGAGTTCCACACTTGTTGCTCCAGGTAGTTTAGGTGTAACTGGGCTGACTAGTTTGACCTCAGCCACTAACAATGGTTATTATGCTGGTCTAACATCTACTCTAGCTTATGTTGGTGGAACAAACGTCATAGTTGATCTTGCTGTTGCAGATAATTTCTTGCTTACAATGACCAACACAACTTGGATGATCTTCTCCAACATCACCCAAGGCCGAAGTGGATTTGTTCATATTCTCACCAATGGCACCGCTCAAACCTTGAGTTATGGAGCTTCTAGTGTAAGCCACATTCTAACAAACGCTTCTATCACTGGAATCACTAACCAAACTATTTGGGCTTGGAAATCTTCTTTTCACGGCACCAATGTTGCTGTAGTTTCAACCGCAGGGTTTCAATAACATGAGCAAAATATTCGGATATTTTCTAGTTCTGTTAATAACATTCACAGCCAGTGGTGGTCCTTCTGGTGTTAGTGGATTCTTTGTTAATCGTCCAGTAGCATCTAGTAGCAGTTTTCCACAAGCTGCTAGTTTGATTGCTTACTACAAACTAGACGAATCCAGCGGCACTCGTGTAGACCAAACAGCCAATGCACTAGATTTAACAGACAACGGTACAATATCTGTTGTTGCCGGAAAAATCAACAACGCCGTCAGTAACAATAATTCCTCTTTAATGTACTTATCAAGGAGTTCAAACGCATTATACACTGCAACTGGTGGAGCTAATTGGTCTATTGGAATGTGGTTAAACATCAACACGGCCTCAGCAGGATATTCTCCAGCTAGTTATTGGAACTGGTCCGGCAACAATGGTGGATGGTCTTTAGTCACTGGAACAGGAAGCAGCAATGCAAAACTACAACTAAACATCGCTGCAACTTTAGCTTCTGCTGCTGGTGAAAATGCAATTATATCTGGAGCAGTTCCCTTGAATCAGTGGGTTTATTTTCTCTGGTGCTATGATGGATCACAAGGAAACAACACAAATCGAATTGTTTGTTACACAAACGGTGTCAATGCTACATTAACCTTTGCTGGAACACTTCCAGTGGCAATGTTAAAACCTAACGCACAGTTTCAACTTGCCAATTGGACTTCACGAGGTGCATTCGGATTTGCAGGTAACGTTGATGAAGTTGCAATTTGGGCCGCAACTCTATCCGCTAGTGATGCAACAACCTTATACAATGGTGGGGCCGGAATAACTTATCCTTAATATGCCACCATATCTTGATGAGTTAAACCAAGCAGTTGCTTCTGCAATTGAATCGAATCGTCCAATAGAAGAAGCATACTTTGCCAAATATGGAGTTTATTGCAACATTGACTGGAAAGAAATCCCTTTGGTTGTTCCAGGACACATGATCGGTGCAGCAATAAACTACAACGGTGGCTCAGATGGTATTGGAGTTGATGGAGTATTTCAATACATCGAAGAAAATGGTAAAACTGTTTGGTTGCGTTCTATTTGCTTTGGTCCATCACAAGACCCTTTGAGGAATTATGATTGGACTTTAAAACGTGATTAAAAACTGGGGATCACAAAGGACAACATTATGCAATCTGCAAATGAAGAAACTAATTTTATCAATATTGCTAACAACAGCAATTGTATTTGCAGCATCAAATGTTCCCAATAAAGCTTTGTTAGATGCAAAAATACTCACAACAACCAACGTTTACTCAGCAGCAGAGATTGCATACTTTAGTATCCACAACGAATACAACAAATATCCAACAACCAACATTGATATTGTATTTGGTGGAAGTTTGAGTTTTGCAACCATAAACTATATTGGACCATTCGGAAAAGGTTATCAATTTGTTTCAATCTACACCGACACAACAAATGGTATTTGGACACGACTAGATCATATTGGACCAGAAACAAATGACTCTTGCAGACAACAAGATTGGACGTATCAAAAATAACATAGAAAGGTGGGGAATATGGGTAAGGAACTTGAAGAACTACAAACACGAATGGCACTAGTTGAAGATCGCTACCAACAGCTTATGACAAAACTTGACGAACATTCCAAAGATGACAAAGCCATGTTCAAAGAGTTAAAAGACTCAATAGTGTTGTTGACATCCAAACTCGACGGCCTCACTTGGAAAGTAGCCATCATGATTGGCACAATCGAAGCTGCTTCAAAATTCATGAACCTTATCAAATAAACCTTATGAGTCTTTTCGTTTCAAGGACAGTAGCAAAAGCAATGTTGTTGAAAGCAATAGCATTGGAGTTCATGATTGAAAGTTTTGGTTCCCTAGTAACCTGTATCATGGCAGCATTGAGTGGATGTTTATGGAGTGAACTTACTCCACAGATGAAATTCACTATGGTGTTGGGAATCACTGCAAATTGGTTAAAGGCTGTTAGTCCTACGATTCAGAAAGGGATTAAGGTAATTGAACAGGAAGCAAACGGAAACAACGACACTGGATTTATAAAGAAACCCACAGAACAACAGTTTAACAACATTCCATAACATTCTATGAAAACTCCTGTTACGACTCTAATCTTTGCAATCCTCCTCACTGTTGGTTGTGCTCACTTCAACTATTCTGCGAATGAAACAAAACCCGATGGAACAGAAATTGCAACCAAAGTTAAAGCATTCACATTTTTTGATAGTAAGTCTGAGTTGTCAAAACTCAAAACTTCTACAACAGATAAAACTCAGTCTCTTGGAATCGGAACACTTAATCAAGAAGCTGAAGGAAGTAATGCAGTAAATATTGTAAACTCTGTTGTAAGTGCAGCAGTCACCGCTGCTATCAAATCCACAGTCAAACCCTAAACATCAGTTGTGCCCACATCTTCTCCAATACTAACCAACACCAACTGGTTACAGTTTACTTACGCATATCCTATCAGAAAGCTGAGAGGATATGTGGAGTTACCTGTTTTCTCCTACAACACAACTTGGTATGGAGCAAGTGTGGAGGTTACACAATTCAACTTTTCTTCAACGGATGTTTTTACTTTGCGAAGACTTCCTACAGTTCCGAGTGGAGTTAACTTTTTGTTGTGCTTGAAATGGCGAAACGGTAGTGTGGTGACGAGGTATAAGTTGTGGGAAAATGTTGGTGAGGTTCTCAACGTGCCGTTGTATGGTGGTCAGATTATACCAAAGAATTTTGTTCTAGAAGTTTGGAATTTAGAAAATGGAACAGTCGTAAGTAATGCGAGTGTGGTGAAAATCTTCTCCAGTCTTACGCAAGTTCCAGACAATTATCAAATTCCTTTGGTGGATTTCATTCTAGCTGATGGAGTTGAATGTAATAACCTAAACGGAGTTGCTGTTCAGGGAACGCCGTTGGACCTAACCAATATTGTTGCTAGATATGCTGGAGCAACATTAGTTCCATCTGGTAACTATGCCAACACATTCAACGAATGGATCGACGTTAGTGGAAGTGCGTTTGGTGCGGCCCCATTTGCAACCGGACTCGACATCCATCATCAACCTCAAGTGCTTCTTCCTGCTGCAAACTGTACGAGAAATTTTGTAAGGTTTAGTTTTGATGGAACTGATAGAAGTTTTCTATGTGGTTCTAGCTTTGATTATCCAATTACTGTTTATATTGTGATGAGATTTAGTGGAAACTCCAATCCACAAGATTTCTTTCGTTCCAACATAAATGGTATAAAACTTTCAAGATTCTTCACTGGTCTTGGAACAGCAATATCAGCGTCACCTGATGCCGGTGGAGCTACTTTACAATCTCAAATTGTTCCTATTGGAACTTTCTTTATTGTAAAAGCCACATGGATAAATGGGACTCATCGTTTAAGAGTTGCTAATGGAGCTGATCTTTCTGGAAATAATACTGCTGGAAGTTCAACAGCTATTGGAAGTCCTTCTATTGGAGCAGATGGAGGAATAGTTGCATGTGAAGCTGAGTTTGCTGAAATTTTGATTTACAATGAAAATATAGTTGCAGGTGGCACAAAGGATGCTCAGATAATGGCATACCTCACAGCTTTATATTTAGGTGGTAATTTCCAAGAGATAGTAATGACCTACGATACTGGTGTAGCTTGGTTGGATAATCCTTAAACAATAATATGAAAAAACTCTTAGCTTTGATTTTCTTGATCTCCTTGTCTTCCCAAGGGGCCGACACAGATTTGAGAAAAGGAATTGATCTTACTGGAATGAGTAGTTTTCCAGGAACAGCCTTGAATCAACTTGTAGACAACGGCACCATAGCCACAAACAAGGCTCTTGGAATAATTTCTCCAACGGCCCCAGATGCAAGTGGCAATCCACGCTACACTAATTGGTTTTGGATGGATGTTAGTTCTGATCCACCAGTGATGAAAACCTATAGCAAGAATCTTGCCAATTGGTTTGGAATCGGTGTTGGTCCCAACAGTGTAGGTACGGCCCAACTAATTGATGGAAGTGTTACTACAGCCAAGATTGCTGTTGGAGCAGTTGATAGTACAAGACTTGCAAACAATGCTGTTGGAACAGCTAATCTTCAAATCGGAAGTGTTAGTTCTACCAACATCCAAGGTGGTGGAGTAACAGGTTTCAACATCCAAACCAACTCCATCGACACCACAAAACTTGGAGCCTCTAGTGTTGATCGAACAAATCTTGCTCCAAATGCAGTAACTTCAACCAACATTGCAGCTAATAGTATTTACTCAACCAACATTGTTGCTGGACAAGTGTTTGGAACAAATATTGCGTTGAATACAATCACATCAACAAATATTGGTAGTGGAGCTTTGTATGGAACAAACATGGTGAATAACACCATTGGAACCAACCAAGTCATAGCCTTAACAGCTATGAACACAACAAACAATTATGGAATAGTTGTTTACACTTTGGTATCACTTACAAACGCTGCTCCAGCATTAACAACCAATTCAAGTTCTACAATCACGTTCACTCATCAATTCGGTGTGATGCCGTTAGGATATAGGGTGGTGTATGTTTGTGTCTCTGCTGCTGGAGATAATGGATATGCTCAAGGTGATGAAATAGATGCGCTGAGTGCAGATGGAACTAATGCCGGTGGTTCCACAACACAACGAGCACAAACCATATATGCAAACTCTACTTCAGTTTTTGTTGTTACTTCTTCGGCCTCCTCAGCTTTTGTAGGAAACAAAGCAACAGGAGTTGGAGCATTGTTAAACACAACCAAATGGGTTTACAAATGCTATGCTTGGACTGTAAAATAACCCTTCTCCCATGAACCCTCCCAAACCTAAAATCAACATGGTTCCAGTTACATCTTCTAGGATGAAATCCATTGGAATCACAAATGCAGGTATGGTAGTAGAATTTCACAACGGCGAAACCTATGGATATGCTGGAGTTCCGGCCCTAGTTTTTACCAAACTCCTTCGCTCCAAAAGTCCCGGTAAAATGTTGAACTCTATCCAAAAACAATACAAGTACAAAAAACTATGAGTGTTGGATATATTTTACGTAGGTGTCAGCAAAAAATGGGTCTTGATCCCAGTGATTCTGGTGCAAGAGCTATCATGCTCGACTATCTGAACGAAGCCGCAAACGAACTCTATCAACAGTGTGATGCAGAAGGTAGTTTGATGGAGTGCATTCTTCAGATTTATGGCAATCAACAAATGGCATTGCCAAACTTCATCTATCGTCCACGTGGAATGCGTGAGATGACAACTCTCATGCCTTGGATTTTAGTGAATCAAACTCCACGGTTTCAACAAGGAAATTGGATCAAACAATGGAGAGAATGGACGATCAAAAACTATAGTCCAGTGAGGATGAGTTTAGATAACGAGGGGCCGTTTGTTTTGACGGTGCCGTTTGTGGAAAATCCTCCAATGGAAGTTACGATTATCGGTAACACTGCTGATAGTCAGAGAACAGTAGAAGTTGTAGTGATGGACAGTGTGTTAAAAACTACAACAAATTCTTGGGGTCCAATATTACAGACTATCTACAAGTCCAAACCCAGTGTTTATGATCTCACCATCTATGATCTCAACGGCCCCATTCCTCTAGATGGAAGTGATCCAACAATCATGGCTGAGATTGCAAACAACTTGTTAGCTTCTCCATACCTGATTGTAGATATTTCCAAGTATCCTTTCTCAAATCAAGCCGCTGGAGCCAACATTCAAGCAATGGAAGTGTTGTATAAGCAACGGCTTCCATACTTGTATCTTGACACCGATGAATTTCCTGTACCAAACATGGATAATGTTCTTGTAAACAAGATGCTCCAGCTTTGGGCCGAAGAGCAAGGAAATGGAGATTTAGCACAAGCTTACGATGCAAAAGCCACCAGAACATTAGCTAGGAATCAACAAGAAGCAGAGTTAGGTGAAGCTATGACTTGCGGGTTTGCAAATAATCCTCATGATAGTTTGTTGATTCACAATCCTGTTGTTCCTGCTAGGTTTGGAGGTTATCGACGTTATTGGGGTGTTGGTGGTTATGGATATTAAAACAACATGACCTTCAATCAAAACTCTTTTGCTGGTGGTTTGAACTTGTTGTCAGATGACACAAGATTGCAACCAAATGAATATAGATTAGGATTTAATCTCAGGAATCGTTTTGATACTTTGGTTCCAAATCTCACCACTGTTCAAGATCAAAACGCTCCAGTTGGAATCAAACAAGGATTGTTTGCAATCAGTTTGAATGTTTTGATTTTATTCTGCGCTGGAAAAGCCTATTACAGATTGACAACCCAAACAGTTTGGACACAAATTGCTGGTTTTCAAATGTCAACCACAGCCTACAGGTTGTTTGCTGAGATCGTTCCGGCCTCCACATTGAATTTGAATCGGTTCCTTGTTACACCCGGCATCACTTCTTCAAACAGTCCGTTGAAAGATGTAGTCCAAACCTCAAATGTCACTGTAAATGGAACTCCAGCTTGCATGATAGTACAGGATGGTTCCAACCAACCATGGATTATCTACATTGATCCTCTTAGTGGTTTACCTCTAAGTAGAGTTAGTCAAAACTATGCTGACTGGACAATGCTTAACAGGGAATATATTCCCATCGGCACTCAGATGGCATATTTTTCTGGAAAACTTTATGTGGTTTCTCCTGATGGACACACCATTTTGAGTTCAGTTACAGGAAGGCCGATGGATTTTGTCATTAACATTGATATAAATGGTGACAAAGGTGGAGATGCTTACACAACATCTTATAGTGTAAGCTTCGATCCAATATCCTGTATGATCGCAGTAAATTCTGCGGCCCTTTTCGTCTCCACACAACGGTCAAGTTTTTCAGTCACTCCAAATCTTGACATCACATTTTTTGGTGAACCAACTTTTAACTCTCAACTATTATTCGAGGCTGGTTGTGTGAATCAGTTTTCTTTCATCGACATCCTTGGAGATTATGCTTTCATTGACCATGAAGGACTCAGGAGTTTTAATGCAATTGTTCAAGAAAAGAATGAAGGAAGAAATTCCATCTTCTCTTTAAAAATTACGAGGGCTTTTAAAAACATTCTTCAATCCGGAGATTTCAACTGTGCAATCTCATTCGACAATTATGGATTATTCTCCGTTAATACTATTTATGGAAAATGCTTGGTAATCTATGATTATCTAGCTAAAGTTTTTGTCGGAATGGATTTTGCAATCACTGGAAAAGGTTTCAAACAAATGGCTAGGTTTGAAACTGGCAGTTTGCAATTGTTTGGGATCGCCGAAGACAATGAAGTTTACCATATCTATGGTGGAGATTCTTACGAAGTTTGTAGTGTTCAAACCGGCAGTTGGTGTAGTGGACAACCTTCAATCGAACTCAAGCCGCAAAAGTTCCGAACTGTGTTTGTCCAACAAAAACTCGATGGAGATGTTAATGTGAGTTGTTACGTAAATAATAAGAGGGTTCCAACAAACATGAGTGGAACAAAATCTCAACAACTAAAAGCCACAATGTCTGGTGTTGGTTATCCGGCATATTATCCAGTTTTATACGACAGTGGAGATACGGTTTACAATATGTATTTCCAATTCTCCGAAGCTTCTCAAGGATGGAAACACAACTTCATGGTTAGGTGGAGTGGTGGAGCAACTCTAACCAACATGCAATCAGACGTAAGTGATCTCACTCCAATGCAACCACTTCAAACCCAAGCAAAGAATAGTTTACAACAATTCAACCCATGAGCGCACCAGTTAATTTTATAGTTTTTACCTCACCAGATGTTTTGTTCACATCTGTTGCTGATGCTAACAACTTTTTTGGAAACCTTACAGTTAGTAGTGCAACAACTGGAGTTGAAGGAGTTGTGAAAAAAGCCCTGTTACCAGCACCAGCGATTGTGGACCTTACAGACCTCACCACAAAATTCAACCAACTCCTTAGTGCAATGCAAAACGCCGGTCAAGGACAATAAAAATATGATTCATGCTACGAAAACTTTGGACGATCTTGTGGAGTGGATATTAGTAAACAGAAAAGGAAATGCTTTTTCTGTGAATAAAGGTTGGGAAAAAGAACAAATTGCTTCTTCGATTGTATTTGCTTTTCAGTCCAACACATTGTTGTATTGTACGGAAAACAATGAGTTTGTGGGTGTGGTGGTTGGAACAAAATTGAATGGAACAGACACGATTGTTGTTCAGAATATACTTGTTACAAAACGTGGAGTTTTAAAGAAGTTTGTTCAGGCTTTTCAATCAATGTATCCGGGTTGTGATTTGAGAGCAAAAAGAAAGGGAAAACTCGTTAATTATAACACCACAAAACTTTGTTCAAAAATTAAGAATTTATGCAAATAAACAATTTTGATCTTTATCTCTCACTGGTTCTTGGACACACAATATTATTAGAATCAAAAGGCCATGAACCTTTGGGAGAAATTTGGTTAGTAAATGGTGGTGATCCTCCTGCACCGGACCCTTCTGCTTACTCGAATGCAAATTTTGCTTCACTAAGAGAAAACCTTCCGGGTATCATTCAGGCCGCAAATCAAGGAGCTGTTCCTACTGCACAATCTGGATTGGCTGCTGCACAAGCTGTAACCCCCGGTTATAGTCAGCTTGGAATTGACACTCTACGACAATATCTCCCCCAATACGCTGATGTTGGCAACCAAGTCAATGAACAAAATGCTCAAGCAAATGCACAAACAGATTTGGATGTTCTTGGTGGAACTGGTGGACAACTCGCAAGAACCGCAGCAGACCTTCAGAATCAAGTTGATCCACAAACTGCTCAGATCAGAAACTTGGAATCTGGTAGAATTCAAGACCTATTAGGCTCCATCAATCTCAATGGTCTATCTGGTGGAGAACAAGCAGCAATTGAACGAGCCAATGCACAAGGAGCATTAGCTACTGGAAATCTTGGAAACGACTCTGCTATAAACACTGTCAAGAATGCTTCTAATTTTGGTAACGCTCTCCAATCCAAACGTGATGCTCTAACAAAAGCACTAGACACTGCTACGGCTTTTCTTCCAGCTAGTAAGAGTGGTATAGATGCAACTCAAGTTGGTCTAGGAAGGCCAAGTGTAAATAGTGGTGTAAGTCAATTTGCTCCTTCTCCTGGAGCACAACAAGGTGTAGCAACAAGTGCTGGTGCTGGCACAAGTCTTGCTAATAGTGCGTTAGGTGCGACGACAGATATTTTCAATAACTCTGCCAACATCAACGCCAATCGTCGTGATAGTTTAGATCGAGCAACAGGAACACTCTCCTCGCTTCCCACTTAATGTCCAACGAGTTATTCACTGAGTTAGAAAGTTTCTTCCATGCTTCTGGTAAACAAGAGGCATGGAAGTTCTTATTGCATTTCACAGACTATATCGAAGGAGTGGATGATTTGGTTGATGAGCCAAAAAACATTGAGCTTGTGAATAAGGTCGCCGCTAAAGCAATGGCGTTGTATAGTAGTAGTTATTGGGGAGAAAACAAACGCGAATTATACTTAGTGGCTAGACTCATACATTTTACATATTTTGACATTGTAGAATGGGAACTTAGTGACGAGATATGGAAAAAACAACACGCTAAAGTGTTGTCTCATTGTGGATATAATATGTTGCTTGCAATCCTACTTCATGAGTTCGGCGACTTTGCTTATCAACGATTTTCAGTACAAATCCGTGAACATGCCCATCTAAAACACCTCAACGATCCTATATGAAATTCCCGATTCATATCATAGTTTATTGCGACAATCCAGAACTAGCTGGAGCGGCTTATCTTACACTAGATTCTGTTAGGGTTGGATTTCCAACGAGTGAGATCACAGTACATTGGTGTGGAAACAATGTAGATGTGATGAAGAAAGTTGTGGAGAAGGCCGATTTGATTGATGCAAAGGTGAATTATAATTTTGCTGGAATGACTCATCCAGCAGTGGTGAAACAGTTGTTTTTAGAGGAGAGTCATTTCATCTTATTGGACTCTGATGTGGTGTTTTGGAAAAATTGTGAAGATTTTCAACCTACAAAAGGACTTATTGCTGGAAGATTGATTCCACAATATGAATGTCCAGTAGTGGAAGCTGTAATGATTCAAAGACTTCATACCAGCTTTATGTATTTTCTTGATACATCTGCAATCAGAGATGCAATCAAGAAAGAAAATCTACGGTATGTGACGTTTGATCCAATAAGTCCATTTATCTCCTGTTATCAGGGCCGGCGGCATTTTTATGATACAACTGCAAATTTGTATCAGTTGATTGATGGAGAAATTTTTGATGAGGAGATGATGGATAGGTTTGATCATCTGGGTTGTGGAAGTTATATTGATAAAGTAGAACAAATCCGGCCTGATATTTTCAAAGGTGTTAACAAAGATTATAAGGCTTTTTTCAACGATACTTTATTGATGAAAAACTTGTGGAAAAATCACAACGAATACTACAGAGCTTTGCGAGTATGATCCACAAATTTAAAAACTGTTTAGGTATCACTCTCTGGAGGTGGAACAATTTTCAAATCGAACTTTGGTTTTGTCCTCCAAAAACCTACATTCCTTCTCACAAACATTCTTGTATTGATAGTGAGATTTTTCCCTTAAAAGGCCATGCAATTTTTACCCGAGAAACCGAAACGGTTTTTTCAGAGTTGATTAAATTCTTTACCATCAATCACAACCAATCTCATTCTTTCGGTGTTTTTGATAAATGGTTTATTTTTCTAAATTTTGAAAAATGGACCTCAAAACCAACAAGTGCTAGTGTGGATTTTCAACCCTCAAACTAAATAAAAATATGGCCGGAAAACAAGCTCGCGGTGGACGCAGTTCTTCAAGTGGTGGTGGAAAAGGAAAAGACTTCAGTGGAGCAGTTGGACTTATTGGAGGATTGTTGGATACTCCTGCTGAAGAAGGACAACCCGGTGGTAAGAATCCGGCCTTTGGAGCAAAAGGGCCGGAAGATGTTAGTTATTCCTACAAAGGTGATCCATCTTCTGCGATTAGTAAGTTTGGAACATCTAATCCAAATGTTCCTATCACAGGATTTTGGAGCAGGTTGTTTCAAGGAGATAAAGCCAAACAAGTTGATAGTTCAAATCTCAACGCTAGGGTTGCAGGTCAGTTAGAAGATGAATCGAACAAAAAGAATGTCGGCCTCAAACGAGATGAAGAACAACACAGTTTAGACAAAGCCACCGATATTCTTCTTGTACATAATGCTGACAAATATAAAGGAATGGACCCCGATGAAGCTAGGGCCGCAGCTAAAAACGAAGCCAATGATTTGGGAGTTGGCAATGTTTTACAAGGAGCACAAATTGCAAAAGCCAACAGAGACTTAGCAGTTTCTCAAGCTCAAATGTCTGGTGATAAAGCCAGAATTTCAGCAGCAGCAAATTCATACGATATAAATGCTGCTATTGCTGAAGCTAAAGCAAAAACTCAACAAGCTACTGATAGAGAATCAATTTCACGTGAAACTACTCCTGGACTTATTGAAGGAGAAAAAGCTCGTAGTAGAGCGGATGTGGAGAGATTCAACAACGAAGCAATTCAAGGAGCTAAAGTTAATCCAATCAAACGTGATACTAACTATGCTCAAGCTAAAATTGATTTAGGCCGAACTGAAAATCAATTAGGTCGGTTGGGAACCACACTAGAAACCGATAGTGCAGTTGGAGATATTGCAAACAAAGAAGCAACTTTTAATCGTGAACAACAACCAAAACAGCAGAAAGTTTTAGGTAGCACATTGGATCATGCGATTGATAAACTTGCTGATACTTTTAAAGCTCAGGATGAGGCAACAAAAACTGCAATAGTTGAGTCTATTGCAAAACGTAAAGCCACACCATCTATCTATGCTGGTGAAGCTTTTAAAGGTCGAACCCAATACAATAATCCAAATGCTGCTGGACAGTTTGAACTTACTCCAAACACTGATCCAAATAGTCCAGAACCTTATACAAAAGGTCCAATGGCTCCCAACACTGGATATGTGCCAAAAGCAAACGATCTTCTTGGTCCTGTTCTAGGAAGTCCTACAAATGTTGGAAGTAGAGTTATTGGACCTGATGGAGTTGCAAGGCCGTTAGGTGGGAGTGTAGGTGGAGTTAGAAAACCTGTTGGAAGAATTGATGTTAATGAGGGACAAAAAGACGAACAAATTATTCCAGACAATGAAACTCCAAATCCGGGTTTTATTCAACCTCCACAACCAATAGCTCCAGGAATTACACCAGAAACTTCTAACGCTTTGATTCAAGCTGTGCAAAATCTCCAGAAACAAAAGCTTCGTAATTCAAGATACGAAACTGTTGGTGGTGGAATTGGTGGAAATTACTAAACTTTTATGCCACTTACTACACAGCAGAAAAGAGCGTTGTTGATAGATCATGGATATAATCCAACAAAATACGAATTGGATGAAGATGGAAATGTTTTCGATGTTGTTCCTTCGATTGAAGAACAAGCTCACCAACAAGGAGTAGAACAAGGACTCGAAGCAGGTAAAGGTTTAAAAGGAGAAGTTAGAACAGCAGCAAACACGCTTAAATCTTCTGCGGCCCCCGGAATTGTTGGAGGAGCCGTTGGACTTGGAACATTAGGGTTGTTAGGTGCGGCCCCTTTTACTGGTGGAAGCTCCTTGATTCCTCTAGTCGGCTCTCTTGTTGCAGGAGGACTTGCTAGTTATGGAACTGAAAAAGCTCAAGAAGCTATCAAGGAAAAAATCTACACACCAGAAGAAATAGAAAGAGCCAAAGGTTATAGTGAAGGTTTGCAAAGTGACAACAAGATTGGAGCAACAGTTGGAAATCTTATTCCACAATTCGCTACGTTTAGACCTAGTGTAAATAGTCTGAAACAACTTGGTGGAGCAGCAAAAAATACACTAGCTCTAAATCCAGTTACGATTCCTCAAGCCACTGCTGTCAAAAATGCTTTAGTAGGAGGAAGTATTAGCGCCGGTCAAAACATTGGAGAACAAGCTTTTAGACTTGGTACTGGAGAACAAACAGATTTTGATCCCGAGAGTCTAGTACAGTCTACATTGACTGGTGGATTGATGAGTGAACCCACCCAGTTTGCTAAAACTCTTTCTGGTGGACATCTTCAAACTACTCCATCTCCTAATGCTTTTAAAGCAAAATTAAGCAAAGTGGAGGGTGGAACTTTAGGACCAAACACAGTTAGAAACCTCGACACTGGAACTTTACAAAATCGTCCAGCATACGAAGCTTGGTTGAATAAGAAGAATGAACAAGATGCAAAAGACCTTGCGATGTTGAAACAGAAAGCTGTTGAGGCAGTAAAAACTGGTGGTGAGGGACTAACTCCAGAAGAACAAAAAATATTGGCAGAGAATTATATGATGGCGGCGAATAAACTCACACCGCCGTTGTCACCACTTGAGGAGAATTCTGTAGTATCTGCTGAGAGTAGTCCAAAAGTTGAAACTAATGAGGATTTACAATCTCAGCTTAATGCAGAGCTTGGACAAACAGATGATAATACTCCTTTTCAACCTCAAACTCCCAATCGAAATATCCCTCGTGAAGGAGAGTTGAGAAAAGCCCAAGAAGAAGGAGCACATTTCGGCGTTGATGTTGCCCTTGCAAATCGTAATATCACAACTCCATCTGGTACAGAAGTTCGTGGAAGACAAAAAGACTATGGTGAAGGACAACGGCCCGGAGCGGATTTAAGTCCAGAACATTGGACATCAGACACACCTTATCATGAAGTGTTGCATAAGTATGTGAGTGATCTGTTAGGGAGTAGTGACAAAACAGATAGGGAGATGGGACAGAAAGCTTTGGAGGTGATTAAAAGTTCTCCACAAGCTCAGGAATTTCTCAAACAACACCTAGAACAAAATCCTCACCACAATCTCAATGATGCTGCTGAAGAATATTTGGCTCAGATTGGAGGAGAGAAATTTGCACAGATTGTTGAGAATGAAGCAAGTGGAAAAAATGGTGGAAAAGTGGTGGAGTATTTTAAGACGTTGGCGAATAATTGGAGGAGCCGATTTGGAACACCTACGCCGGAAAACATGGCGGAGTATTTGATCAATCGTGGGCGTAGTGGGGATGCTTATGATTATAACACCTCTCTTAATCCAAAGTGGAGGACGAAACAAGGTGGTGGAGATAAATTTCAACCATTACCTATTGTTGGTGGACGGCCTGTTTTTACAACATCGACTGAGAAAGAACTCACAAATCAAAGGCCATTTGGTTTAACTCCTAACAAACAGGATGCTTTTTCGACACAGAGTTTGGTTAGTAAGTTGAACTCAATAGTTCCTAAAGGTGAAATGGAATTGTTGAGAGAGAATGGATTAGATGAGTTTTTGAGCGGGAAAGTTCAGGTTGGAAGGGAGGAGTTTGGAAAATGGTTGAGTGAGAATTCACCATCTCTTGAAGTGAAGAAGATGGGGAGTGGAGCTAGTGGTGGAGATACTGCATCAAATTATGCTCATGAGTTTGAAACCAGATTTAACGATAAATACTCAATAGTAAATGAGTTTGGTTCAGTTTCTGATCAAGATGGAAAAGTAATTAAGGCCGAAGATGTTCCTGACGCTGCTGCTAGAGATTTATTGCTTAGGTATCGTAAAGCCTATGCAGAAGGTAGATTGATTCCTGACTCTAAACAGAAATCCGCCACTCAACGTTTCACCATGGTTAATCCCAAACCTCTCGATCAAATGGAAGGTGCGACGGATATTTTGGTAAAGAGGCCACCATTGTCAGAATCTCAATTGTTATCAAAATATAAAAAAGATTTAGTAGCTGGTGATAGGGGGCAATTCAATCAAGAAGAAATTCAAGCGAGACTAAACGCAAAATCAGTTAAAGAAATAGAAGAACTTGGATCACTTGTTGATTATAATGATACTCCCAAATTCCGTGAAGGTATCCACTTCCCCAACGATCCAAACGTAATTGGTTTTTCAAGAGGTTATACTGAAACATTACCAAGTGGTGAAAAAGTGTGGCATGTTTTTGAGGTTCAGAGTGATTGGGCGGCGAAGATGGCTAAAACATTTGGTGGAGATAGAGCACCACAATCTCCAGAAGCAATTCAAGATTATAAAGAAAGATTTGCTGATCCCCGTCTCGACTATTATCAAAACCTTCTGCTAAAAGCCAACATCCAACATGCATTAGAAACAGGACATAAGTATATTGCAATTTCTGATGGTCCTACGGTGGCGCTTACTGAGCATCATGATCAAAGTGATATTCTAATAGGGCCGTTTAAAACTAATGAAGAAGCTCTTGCAAAAGCCCAACAACTAGAATCAAAATATCCTGGAAAAGAAAGAGATAATTTTGGAGTGCAAGCTTTTCGTGATGATCCAGACTATTATGTAACCCCCACCTCCAACAACAACACTCCAAAACTCGATCTCTTCAAAGAAGGCTTTCGGCCCTCCCAATTCTCAGGCGATGTTCAACACTATGATAAAAACCTTCCGGGAATTTTAAGAAAACTCACTGAAAGTGAAGGAGAAAGGGTGAGTTTTGGAGAGCATCAGAATAGTCAACAACGTGTTGCTGGAACTGGAATTCCTTTAGAGGGAGGAGAGCCTTCTAGAACAACCTCTAGAGATGATCTCCTCCTCCACGAACCCACTGACAAACTTGACTCAGAAGGTAAACCAATTCTAAAACCAAAAACCGACATCACTGCTAGAGTTTATCCACTAGACAAAGTTGGTAACAGACTAAATCAAGAAAGTTTCACCCAATTTGGCAAATTTCAACCTTTAAAAAAAGATACAATCCCAACCAACATCGACCTCACCGATGTCCCAGATGCTCCACGTAAACCAAATGAAATAGTTCCAGTTCCTCGAACAGATGTTGGAAAACTCTACGACCAACATGTTCCATGGTGGCCGGCAAGGTTGTTGTCTTCGGTTGCAGATAAAGTTGGATATGAGGGAAAAACTCCAGAGTCGAATAATATCTCCTCTTATTCAAAACAAGCGTTGAAAAGTACGCTACGAACGGCAACCAGACTTGTTGGAAAATATCTCGAACCAGTCACAAGCGCAATTGACGAAGCAGACTTGAGTAAATCTCAACGAACAGATGTGAGAAAATATTTATATGATATGTCCCACGAAGGAAGTTCAGACTTGGAAGACACAATCATGGCTGATCCCAACATGAGATATGTTGCACAAGAAGCTGTGAAATCTTATGTTGGTTTTCATGAAGAACAACGAAAAGAAGGTTTGAAAATAAATGGACGAGCAGCAATAAGTAGGGAAGGAAAATTTCCAGATATTGAGTCTCAAGAAACGGCCCGAACCGTTACTGAGAATCCCTTGTCTGCTGAAGCAAAACAGCTTAGAGAAGACCTCTTTGATTATTGGATGCGAGTAACGCCGGATGACATGGTTCCTAAAAAAACCACCAAAGAACAGTTTGTTCAAAAACAAATCACAGATTATATCACAGCCATTGGAACAAGAACGAGTGGAAAAGATGCGAGCATTGAGTTTGGAGCATTACGTAGAGCAGAAGGTCTTGGATTACCTTATAGTTGGGTAGACAAAGACATCTCTTCTACAATGCAACGATATTTCAATCGTGCTTCAAAAGATTTAGCTTATTGGAAACACATCCAAAATGATCCTTACATGAGGACCATCCTAAATATTCCAGACACAGAAAATAAGTTTGATTCCAACTTACCAATATTGCCGGATGGAACAGAAATCCAACCCAACAATCCCATCACAGGAAACACTCGAACAGAATTGTTAGGAAGTCTGGCTAAAAACTTATCAGATTCTGATGCGGCGATTTTGAGTGGCAACCGTCTCGTAGCAAGTGGAATTCTTGGACCTCTTAGTGGACTCAAGGATTTTGTAAGTTCGAGTTTTGGAGATTTCCAATACATGCGTCCACAGGATGTTCACAATTGGTTGACAAGCTTGAAAGATTTCAAAGAAGCTTGGGATAAAAGTTTTGAGTATGGAGTGAACCGAACCAAGATCAATCGTATCCAGTATGCAGCAGACAGCATTGGAAAAATAACCGACGGCGCTAATTATGTAGCGGATTTGCTTACTAAACTTCAAGGCCGAAACTTGTTGGAAAAAATCACCAGAGCTAAAGAATTTGCAATGGGGATGAATCTGGCTGAAACCTTCTTACAAGCTCCACCAACTGATAAAACCGCAGCTAGGTTTTTAAGATTGTTTGGTGAAGGAGTCGAAGGTGGTGCAGAACAATGGAGAGGAAACAAGAATATACCTAGGGAGGTAATTCATGAAATGGCCGCTGCGTTTGTAGAGAGAGGACAAGGAACTTATGATAGTAGAGGGTTGCCTAGTTGGGCACAACGTGGAGCAGCAGCGCCGTTTTTCTCTCTCAATAGGTGGAGTATCGAGAAGTTTAACAACTCCTACAAAGATGTTTACTTACCTCTTAGATTGGAGGGTGATGTTTCTCCATTGTTAAAAGCCACACTCTCTGGAGTTCTTGGTGGACTTGCTATTAAAAAACTCTCTGAAATCATGTCTGGTCGTCTTCAACAACAACCAACAATCTCTGAAGCTGAAGCTTCAAAAGAATGGGATCAAAAAGCTTATGCAGTAGCATCCACATTGAATGCTGGAGATTATTTTGGTTTTGCTGGTGGAATGGTAAACAGTATATGGGACAGTGCAGAAGGACATACGAAAACTTCTAACATAATGTTTCCAGCTTTGGACTTTGCATCCAATACGCTTGGACCTATGTTGGGAAATTGGACCCGTGCAATTCGTCAAGGGGCCGATGTTACTGATGCAACATTGAAGTTTGCTCAAGATTTGGCTGCAAACTCTATTCAGAGTTGGAGATTGATTGCAAATCATGTTGGTGATGAACAAAAAGAAGCCGTTGAAACTGCAAACCAGAAACGGGATTTGAAAGTTTACAAACGCTTGGAAGGATTTCCAGTGGATGTTAGTTCTCAAGATGCTGGTAATCCTTATTTACTGCCTGCTGGTAGAAGACTGAAAAGAGACACTAACGAAGAAGACATTTCCAAAGATGCCATCAAGGCCGTCGAACAAGCCATCGCTACTTCAAATGGAAAAACAGATATTGCAGTTAGAAACTTGCAAAATCTGTTAAACCAACGAGGAGAAAATGTGTTACCGAATCCAACCAGTTTAGAAAAAACCCGATTATTGTATGGTTTTAAAGACTTCTTGATTCGGACCAAAGGCCAAGCTTATTGGAATGAGTTTGCACAAAAGTATCGTGTGGATCAGGTGTTGGAAGCTTGGAAAAAACATGCAGTTGGGAGAGCTTTGGGAGAGAAGGGGCCGGAGTTGCAGAAGGCATTCTCTAGTCTTCAAGCCGAAGATCAGTAAACCTTCCCCTTCAACCTCAGTTCATTTCCAACATAAATCGTCTGTTCTGTATTTTGTAAAAAACTTATACAACTATCAATCTCCTCCACCGTTCCATCCACACTGAACTTCAACAACAACAACTTCCTCGACGCTCCTGTTTTGTCTTGTGTGTGTTTAGCTTCTAAGAACTTCAAAATATTTGTTTGCATCTCAAACAAATAGTTACGTCCTCCTGAGTTAAAAGCCAAGGACATTTTCGGCTCTAGTTTTGTCAACACCATCAAGGCTTGTTTACAAATATCCAACGTGATAGGTATGTTTTCACTTTGTTCAAGAAAATTCATAATCATACACAACTTAAACCACATGGTTCTTTTTCGACCATAATATTCGTTGAGTTTGTAGTCCAAGTTTCCCCTCTGTCTGTCGAATTCTCCACTCTCATAAAAAGTCTTCATAAACTCATCGGCCTCCGGGGTGAATTTCATCTCACCACAAACTTTATGGAGACTTTTTATGTGATTCATCACATCCAAAAACGCTATCATTTGTTCGTTTGATAATCCTGGAAAGTGACGACAAAAACGTTTGTCGGTTTCGACCACCATAATACATCTTGAGAAAAAACCTTGTTCGAGAATTTTCATCTCAAGAGCCTCATGAATAAAAGCTGGGTTTGTTGCAAACAACATCGACACGCAAGAATTCACCACATCTACTGTAGGGGAATTTTTTGTTTCATACTTGTGGTCTTGACAATCATACAGATCATGGATCAGGTTGACAATTTCACAAGTTGAATTCCTCATCATAGTTGCCATTTCAGAAATTGTAAAACAGCAACTCATGTGGGACTCGACATATTTTTGGCCGTTTAGCTCATACTCGAAATCGTCTTTACATTTAGCAAGTTCAATGAGCATTTTTTGAAATGTTGTACTATCGGCTCCAAATGGGTAGACACCTTTTACAACTTTATCACCGTTTGGTTTTACTCGTTCGATGATCATGATGGGTGATTTCATAACTTGCTTTACGCTTGTTATGATTCGGCCCTTTCCTACAGCAGGAGGGCCGCAATAAATAATGATCAAGTTTGGATGCAGTCTTGCACTTCCTCCATACAACCACACTCTCCTCTGAAGTGCAGCGGCGATCATGAAAATATATCCCCACTCGATAAACGAGTCTGGTGATTCGTAATCTTTGTGGAAGAATCTCCATTTGTCGAAGTTGGTCATCAAAGGTTGTTATATAAATTTAATCCATCCAATTTCTAAAATACGGCACCCATTGTTTACGAGAATTTTCACCATAAGGTAAAACTCGAATATTCCATATATGATAACCCTCAGTTGGATTTTTTCGATCAATAGATAAACTATATTTGGATCGGCCCTTTCGCTCCATATACTCGGTTGAGTTTACAAACTGGGTGAATTCTTCAATGGTCAATGTAAACTCATGGCCTCGTTCTTTAGCTCGTTGTTTGATTTTATTGAAGGTGTATTTTATTGGATGGAGAATTTTATAAGCTTGGGATTTGTGCTTTCCACACTTGTCTGAGTGGTGATGGAGTGGAACTTTGTGACGGCAGAATTTGACGATGCACTTTTTCACAACGGTCCTTTTGTTAAGGTGTTGTAGAATTTTTGTTTTTCTTCCATTAAAGCTTTTTGTGCTTTTTCTAAAGACTGATAAAGTTGTGTAGTGTCCTGCACGGTTTCTCCATCAGATTTTGAAAGACAAACATCACTAGCATAAAACGTCAAGGTGTGTTTGTGTTTTGCTTCTGGACTTGTGTGTTCAATCAACAACACATCTTTGATTTCGTACTCATATCCGTTGGGGCCGACGACGGTAAGTTCAGTATATCCGCTAGTATTTGATACTGGGTGTTTTCTAAACTGATCTACCAAATCTTGGACAGTCATACCTTTATCTCCTTCATCTCTTTCCAATTTTCACCAACATAAGTTTCAGAACCCATCTTGAACTTTTCACCTCTAGGATTTACAAGGTCTTTTTCAAGTTCATCTTTTATGATCTTAGCAAGTTGGTTTTCAAAACCAATATTGCATTGGGCCAATATAGAGTCGTGGTTATTTTGAAGAATATCCACTCCATTATCTTTGAATTCTTTTGAATAGCATTGTTGCTGAAGTTTTGTAAAAGCAATGTTGGTTATGGTTCCTACTGTTGACTGAGGTATAAAGGCATACCATTCTTTGCATTGACTATCATCAAGATAGGAGGTGAAAATTCTAGGAAAGCCGAACAGGTTTTTTAACGTTCGTGTGTTTTTGACTTGGAGATAAACAGATCGATGGAAGTCATTTTTAATCTCGGGAAACAAGCCATGATAACCTGAGAGAATTTCTGAGGCTTGTCGGTTGTCAATGACAACAGCGCCGTGAGACTTGAGAAGTAAGTTAAGACGAAATGTAGGCGGCTTAATGTCATAATTACCGCTGTGACATCCTTGTTTCGCGTAATAGTAATATCTAGACTTGGAGTCCCATTCGTCAGATGACTTGATAATGCTAGAAATTTCTTTCCAATTTGAAAGATTCGATAATGACCTAATCGGGCTGTTGAGATATTCATTGAGATTATATCCTAATCTATCTTCCCATACTTTTCTGAATTGATGTAAAGCAAAATAAGTGTGGGGTTTGATTTTGTTGATGAAAAGTTCTCTAAATCTACCATGAGAACAAAGATAAGAAACTATCAGGGCTTCTGCACCGGATTGATCGACTTGGACAAATACTTTACCCTTGTCGGGGATAATATACTTTCTAATTCCTTTCTCCCAGTTCTGCATGTTTGTTCCCCATTTTGAAAGCAATTTTCTTGAAGATAGGCGAAAAGAGCTTGTGCCAGTAATAATGTATGAACCTGTGACACGTCTTTTTTCAGCTTCATTTCTAGCACCTCCCCATCTTTCAAATTTAAGCTTACCTGTTTCTGTTGTAAGTCCACGGTAATTGAGGATACATCCGAGAGTTGGTAGATCATGTTTTAGTTTGAGTTGTTGTAGGGTTTTTTCAGCAGTAGGAGCAGAAGAGTCAGGGCATTTTAGACCAAGACCGATTGTTTTGTCGTAAAGGTATTTGGAGATTTGTTGCCAACTTCCAGGATTTATCTCACGGCCCGCCATGATTTTAAGCATTCGCTTATATTGAGCTTTAAGCCGTTCGTTAAATTCTACCCGAGTTTTAAATCCTTCTTCGTTGATGTTTAATCCTTGGAGTGTGGCAAGGAGATAAGGAGTGATGGAGTCACATGCTTGGGTAACAGATCGCCCGGTTTGTAATCGCTCAATTTCTGGTTGTTGGTTGCGCCAAACTTCCGTAGTTCCAATAATGTCGTTGGCGTTATATGTATATAGTTGTTGTGTCTGAGCGTGATTGTGAGGTTCGTAAACTCCGGTGTTCTTGTGATAGGGGAGATCGGTGTAGAGGGAGATACAATGTCCCAAAGATTTTTCTGTTTCGGTATATAGACGGTGATGTGAAACCATAGTATCCACCACACTACCTGAGTTAATATTAAATGGAATACCGTATTTGTACGCAAGAATGAAAAGATCAAAACTGCCATTATGCAGGATAGTAGTATTGTTACGAATAGCCACCGCCATAGCGGATAGTATTTTGAAAGTTTCGTTTCCATAAAAATACGTGTTAGGTTGTAAATATGTCTGAACCATCGGCACCACCACCACATCAGGACTTCCCACAAAATTATAACCAAAACAAGTCATCTCTAAATGTGAGTTTGTCTCAATATCCAGAACTAATTTTCCTCCTCTAGTGTTTCTAAGTTCTCCAACAACTCGCTCGATGTCAGGCCACAAAATGACTTGATAGTTTTGAAGTTTTTTAACTCCTTCTTTAGCGATTCTACACGCTTTCCGTATATCTTGTCTGAGCCAAAACTGCCAATTCTTTCTTCGTGTTGTTGCTCCTGTTGTTTTTTCGTCACCTTTTTCATTTTCACTCTCACTTTCGGATTCTTCGTCGAAGTAGTTTTGTCTATCGATGGAGTCTTGGGGGGAGAAGCTCGCAATTGCAACTACCCCATTTTGAAGTATAAATGGACTTCCCCTTTCTGACAGTAAGCTTGACTCTGGTTTGTAGAATCTTAGAGAAGACTCCCCTAATAATAACAACGTCTTTGTACCTTGCGGTGATCCTAATTTTTTGTGTTGTTCTAGAATTTGTATACATAGGTTATGTCTAGATATGATGATGTCTTTTCGTTGTGGATTAAACAGCGATTGATTGAAGAATTCTCCGGCCCATCCAGATATTAACTCGGTTGTGTCAAAACGAGAAGGACGATCTAGAACTACATTGAGGCCGGAGTACACGGGGATATTGTTTAATGAAACAACGCAACACCAACAAGTAGTCCTAAAATAAAACCAATCACAAGTTGAGGGATATAGTTTTCTGTTTGTTTTTTTTCTTTATTCTCAACAATTGGTTCTGCTTCAGAAATAAAATATTTTGCATCCCATGTTGTGATGGATGACGGAATTTTGTTGATGTCTGTATAAACTTGACATACAACATCTACTGTGTTTTTTCCAAGAACTTTAACATAAAATGTTGAAAGATATGGATTAACCCAGTAGAACTTTCCAATTTCAATATCTTCGGATTTCATAAAATGAAAAACCTAATCACCAACATCACACACAATACCGACACAAACATACAAATCACCACACCCATTATGAGTAAGGAGATTTCGAGAATTTTTTCTAAGAGTTTCATAAAAGTTTAAAGAAACATCGCCAGCGGTTGTCGGATTTCTTGACCATTCAACGGATTCACAAACATCACTTCTATGTTGTTTTTATCTATGTGGAGTTTCTTTCCTTCTTTTGTGAAGCAACAATAAAATCCGGGGGTGTTTTCAGAAGGATGGATGTCGAAAATCTCAACAGGAGGAGATTGTTCGGTGACGAAGTAGTTACGGATTGTGGGTTGAGGGAACATAAAATCTTAAAGTGCATCCCAAGAGTTGAAAATATAGTTTGCTAACATGATTTTCTGACAAAGATAATCTGGTTTGCCTTCCAGATTACGACCAATAAAATCACTCAACGGATTATCAGCATCTTCATACAACCACCTTAGATACTCACCCGGAACATCTTTTAAATGTTCTCCTTTGTGTTTTCCAAACGGCATCAAATCTTCGTCGGTGAAAGCTGGTTGTTTTTTATCTTTTGTGAACATAAAAATTAAAAAGTTGTGGTCTAGTTTATCTTTAAATAAGTAAAAACCCAGACCAATAAAAACTTTTTCTCACTCTACACTATGCACCGTCATGTAGAACAAGAAGAACTCAATACGGCATCACCACATCATCAAGCCTCGATCCTCCACTGATGTTGCTGATCCTGTAACTCAACCGATTCATCGGCTTTCCATCATCATCCAACAACGGTTGATCAATAGTGCCTTCCTGCATCTCAACCTGAACTTCTGTTGAGATCAAACATTTCACGGCTTTTCCCTTGTATTGATTGATGTTGGGATTATCAGCATTGAATGTTGGAGGAAGGTCCATTGCTTTGTGGATTTCCTTAATGTTTGCTGCTGAGTATTTGTTGTTTAGAACCAAGTAGGTTTTGATTTTGTTTCCACCAACTTGAGCTTTCACTAACGGCCCCCCTAACGCTGGTTTTCCATCCACAATTTCAGGAGCCTCCACAATTTCAGGCTTCACAATCTCATAAGTGAATGTGAGCATTGGATTGCCTTTTTTGTTTTGTGCTTCCCACTTGACATCAATACAACGAACAACACCAGAGCGTTTGGTGATGTAAACTGGTTTTGTTTCAGGGACTTCGTCGAGGTTAATATTGCCGGTGAGGTTTTGGTTTTCGTTCATGTGTTTTTTGTTTTGTTTTTGTTTTTGTTGTTTGATAGATACGTTATCAGCGTTCAACCTTTTTAGTGGTTAAATTATTTAAAGGTTCAGTTTCCCAGTTGAATTGGCAGCAAGTACAATGATGCATTATACAATCTTTTTTGACTTTTGCTTCCATAAATTTTATACTAATGAACTCATTGATTCTTTCTTTGTGGCGATCAGAAAAACTAAGGTCTATATCTTCATCCTTTACTTTGAAATTTCTACAGATCGCAGTATTTCCACATTTTGGACAAGGAAATTGAAATGGCTTTTTCATGATTTCTTATAATAATTCAACGCTTCATCAATCACAAATTTGAGATCATTCTGGATCAACTTCTCCTTAAACATCTCCATCGGCGTCTTTGCACTACAAACTCCATCAGTGTTGGTACGAAAATGATATGAGATTTCCCCACTTTTTGGGTCTTTCTTCACTTCCGTAAACAACACCATCAACATTTCTTTCTCTATCTTTCCTTCGTGTTCTTTTCCCGGACAATAAATCCTTCTTGCTGCTGTTTCGGCGCCGTCGGCTTGAGGGATTTTTACAATCTCATCTATTGCAGTAAGACACACTACACAGTTGGGATTTTTCAAACCATCTAAAAATCTCCTGATTGTTGCGTTGAAATAGTTGTAGATGTCGTAACCTTTGAAAGATTGTTTTGCAAACTGCATCACGTATTCGGTGTATTTTGTAAAACTATCTATCACTAACAATTCGGTTTTATCTTCAACTGCTTTTGCTAAACATTCTTTCACAACCTTGTCTGTTGCTGCCATGTTGTCGCATGTGAAGATTGGGAATTTTTCAAATCCTCGAAATGGGAAACCTTTACCTTCAAGATCAATGAGTTTGGTTGTGGTTGGATTGAGATTTCTTAGAGATGTGGATTTGCCTGAACCTGAAGGACCGACAATTGAGAGGAGTGCTTTATTGGACATGATGATTGGGGTTGTTGTGTGTTTTAGTTATAGTTCAAAATACGATTCAAGTTTCTTTATTCCGCCGTTTTGCAAATCGGGCCGTTCTTCTTTTACTTCAATATACTCTACTCCAACATCAAATCCTTCCCAAGTTTTGCATTCAAGATCACCAAATGCTTCGATGTGTTCTTGCAGGTCTTTGATTAGTTCGGATGCTTTCATTCTATTATATCTATGGTTGCTCCAAAAAATTCTTCTGGAAGATTATCAAAGTCGATGGTGTCAAAGTTCATTTTGTTTTGGAAGATCATCTAATTCTTTTTGCAACTTTCCTTCCTCAATCAGTTGTTTTGTCTCAATCAAACACATCAAGTTCCAAACCGCAGCAACATCATGAGGCTCGTTTGTTAAACCTTGTAGGTGTTGGAAAGTATGACGGAGGGCCGAATCCAAATATCTACTCAATGGCATTCCTTTTTCCCAATTTCTTTCTCCATACATTTTAGCACCGATTTCAAAATGTTTTGCGAGTTCTTTCAAAGCACGAGGTGGAAGCAAATCAAATCGGCCCTTATCTTTTCTTGAGTCTCGTTGAGAACCAGTGGAGAATTGTTCCTTGGTTTGTTCGACAAGTGGTGCTCCTTTTAAAAATTCTTCTCTTACTTCACTACAACCTTTTGAGCAACATCCATCTCCGTATACAATATAGCCAATTTCTTGAAAACAATTTTTGCAGAGCATAATTTTTATTAGTTTTTATTCGTGAAATTTTGTTGGATCATACGTGACTTTTTTAAACTCACTTTCCAATAAACTCTCCTGATCTTCTTTTGAATCCATGCTACATATTCTGTGAAACTCACATTGTCCAAACTTGGTGTCACAAGCTGTGAAGTTGTAGGGAAAACTTGTGAATGTCTCACCTTTAAGATATAACCTCAGGTTGTTTAAAAGATTCATCAGCGTTGTGTCCAAATGAACTTCAAATCTCCTGATCATTTCATCAGAAAAAACTATCACATCTGAGCGTTTGAAAATGGGTTTGGCGGTTTTGTTGATAAAGATGCCGTTGATCATACAACCTACAGAGGATTTATTTTCTGGAAACAACAACTTATAAACATAGTTATACAACATTAGTTGTGGAGAGAGATAATAGGAGTTGAGATAGTTGTCAACTTGGGTTAAGCTTGTGGTTTTGTGGTCCACAAGGAGGGTGTAACCTGTTAGGTTATCCAATGCTATCATGTCGATTGTTCCAGTCAACAACACTTCAAACAAATCATCTTGATAGTAAGGGATTGCGAAGGTTTTTTCTAAGATTGGTTTTCCTTCATTGTCTTTAACAGCAACCAGTCTTTCTTTTCCTTCTCCATATTGTTGCCAATACTTAACAACCGTTGTAACTAGATTTGCTGGTGTTCTCCAATCGGTTTCAGGGATGAAAATTTCTGGACTACAATAATGATCAGTGGCAAGTTTGATCATGTTGTCAAGATTTCCTGTAGTGTAGAACTCGACCATGGATTTGTGGAAAGCCGTGCCGTATTCCATTTTGAATTCTTTTGTACTAGATCGAAGACCTCGGATGAGTTTGTAAAACAACTTTCTAGAACAAGAGCTTTCTTTGTAAATGGACGCGTCGAACATGATGATATAACGGCCTGTTTGTGGATCATGTTGGAGAGCGAGTTCAGGATGAAGGTTAGACATAAAAATTAAAGTAATCCCATCTCTTGTTTGATCCATCTTGGCCAAACCTTAGAATTTTTTGACACTTTTATTGTGTCTAATTCATACCACCAAATATTCATATTTTCTAACAAAACTCCAAGTTTATCTGGAGGACATTTATATGATATACAAGCAAGTCCAAAGCCATCGTATCTTGGATGGCTTACTTTTACAACAGTTGTTTTGAAAAAGAATGTTTTGTTTTTGAAGTCTATAAGATCAGCACAAGCTTTTCTGTATGATTCTAGAGACGAAAGAACTTTCGGGGTAGGTTTGGACATAAAAAAAGAGAGAGAAGAATGGAGGTTAACCTTCTAATGCTGGTTTTGGACGTTGATCAAATTGTTTTAACCTATCCAAAGCACAACCAAAACACATGTCAGGAACAAGTAATATTGAACTGTCACCTTCAGTAATCAATTTAATAACTCCTCCTCTTATAGGAGCACAAGGCCACTCTCTTGTTGTTATTTCTTGATCACAAATGTCACAAAATGTTTTAGTCATAGGCTATTTTATTCCAGGTGGAAGGTTTTTGATGTCGTCTAAATTAAAAACTGCTCCATGTTGCATTGCCATTTGTTGAGCGCGTTCAAGCAAGCTCAAAGTTTTGTTTTCTTTTTTAACTTTGATTTTCTCGGATTTTTCTTCGGCCTTTTTCTTAACTGCGTCTGGATCAACAAGAATTTGAGGACGGGTTAAGGAGAGATAGGGCCGAAAGTATTCTTCGAGTTGAAGATCAGATAGGGTTTCAATTTCTAGCAGGTCTTGTTCTGAGAGTTTGTCAGTAGATAATAAGGTTTCGATGGTCACAAAATGCTTTTGTTGTTAAAGAAAAATTCCTGAACTACTTTAATAACTACTGCAATAATCAAACATGTTAAAGCACCCAACAAAATTAGAAGAAGAATGTTAAAAATCTTTTCCATAACATCTCCTAGTTATTACTTGGTGGATATTGTTTACTAAATCTTGATTTCTTTTTCTCAAGCTTAGCGTTCCTTATCTGTTGGTTCTGGCTCTCTCTATACAACGCTTCCACCATGAACTTTGCTGCAAAACACGCACTAGTAGGGATGGTTCCTTGTGGAAGTACATTGGGTTCCATTCGACAATCGTAGGAGCCGTCTGGAAGATCAGTGACAGTGATGGTGATGGTCATAGGAGGTTAGTTGTTATCTTGCAGACGAGGAAGATTCCATCCTTGAGTTTCTTTCTTCAATCTCTCAATGGTTTGTTCCAAAATCTCAATAGCAGTTTGTGGAGTAACATTAAACCCTGTTGTTGCCACCATGCCGTTGTGTTCAAAAACCAAGATACAAGCTTTAGTTTGTTCCACACATTCTTTGATTCTTTCTTTTGACTCTTTGATGGGTTGGTATTTAGCGTTCATTTATTTTTTTTGTTTTGTTTTTTAAATTCTCTATTTCACAATCCTATACCCAACATCACTCACATCAAACTCACATCCAGCAAATTTCTTACAAACCTCTTTTATCTCCGCTTGTTGTTGTTCATTCAACAACATTTTTTTCTGAATCAACTCTCCTTCAACGGCCTTTTCAAGTTCTTTCTCCAACTTTCTCCACGGACTGATCACTTCTGGTTGGATTGTTTTGCTCACCAACGTTATCAATCTTGCATGTGGTTTAAACCAAATCTCAATCCCCTCACCTCTTACTCTCACCACAATCTCGCTTCTTAAATTTTTGTATTTTTCTTTCTCTTCACCCTCACTATATTCTGACAACCAACCCAAAGCATCATTAGCTAGAACATACAAACTGCGTGGAACCAAACCACAATCTTTGCTTTCAATTCTTAGGTCCACTCTTTCAACAATCATCTTGTCAAAATGCGGTTTAAAACGCATTGCATTGTTTGGAGTTTTTGTTGAACGATGTTTTGGAGAAGGGGTTGGTTTAAGAGATTCAACAACTACGGTTGTTGAGAGGATTTGTTGAATGTCTTGGAGGTTCATAAAAAATTAAATGTTAGCGTAGTCTTTTAGATTGTAACCACGCTGGAATTCTTCTACATCAAAATGGTTTTTTGGATTGGGGCCGACAACTAGAAGTTCACAAACATCTTTGTTTTTTGGATTAAGAATTGATCGTTTCATCCAATAATGATTATCAATTTCTTTTTCTGGTCCACTAAATTCTCCAGTTACTAGATCAAATTCTCTGATAGTAAGTTTGTGACATCCAGCATACATCCATTTAGGACGAACAATCTTCTTCTCAACTTTCCAAACTCGTCCAGCAGAAGGAAGAATTGTAAATCCTGCTGTTGCAACTAGAAGAGAACCTAGAAAATTACGACGAGATGAGATCATTTGAAAAGATGGTTGGCATACTATAACTGGTATGCCAGCAGTTGTTAACTGTTGTTTTAAACTGTTGGAGCCGGAGCCGCATCCCCCGCATCTTCCAACAACTTCGCTTTCATCTTCTCCAACAAGGCCAAACCACCTTGAACATCTCCTTTGGAGAACAACTCTTGGGCTTCTTTCATCAGCATGTTCGCACTCTTTTCACGAGTTCCAGGACGCCAAGCTGTAGCTTGTTCTTGAGTGAACAAAACTCCATCAGGAGATTTCGCCTTCAAACGCGCACGAAACGCATCAAGAGTTTCACCTTTCTTCAACTCATGATCGAGCTTCACTTTCGTACGAAGCTTTGCTGCAATAGAAGTGTTGGCCAGATCAAGAATAGCTTGGACTCCATAATCCAAGGTGAGCTTGTCAAGGTTGTTGTATTCAGGAATGATAAAGGTGTAACCGTTAAGATCACCCTTTCCGTAGGTTTCCTTTAGAAATTCCACATCAGGTTTGGGAACAACTGTCGGAACTGGATTGATTGGTACTGTTGGATCACTCATGTTTTTGTTTTGTTTTGGGTTTGTTGCTTGTTTTTCCCTAGATTCTCAACTAGATGTTGAGAGTTATCGTCGGGTTTGTTTGACATGTCAATGCTAAGCAAGAAGCGTGCCAAGCGTTCTGGTTATATAAGTAGGTTCAATAACATCCTCGGCAACCGTCATCTTCTTGTAGATAAGTTTCTGCATCAAGCGGAATTGAACTATGATGCCATTGGTGACGAAGACTAGTTACACTTCCCGGCATCATTAACATCCAGAACATATCTCCTCCATTAAGTGGAACATCCAAAAATGGATCAACAATGCCGTGAGCTTTTTCTTTTGGACACTTGTAAACATTTTCACCAGAGAACATGATAAAGTCTCCGGCTTTAAGTTGCTCATCTTCTCCAGATTTTACTGGTAGAACTGGAACATGAATTGCGTCACGGTGTGAATCGGTGTTAGTTATTAGTTGGCCTAGTTTGATTTCCATAATTTTTAGTTGCTGGATGGTTTTTCAGACTGTGAGTTTTTCTATCAGTTGATCTAGTTTATCTAGTTCTTTGGTTGATTTTTGTTGTTTCTCTTTCACATACAAGTCTTGCCAATAGGTGACGACTTGTTGTAAATCTTTTGAATTTGCTCTACATATTCCTTCTGAGATGTCGTTGGAAATTTGAAGAATTTTGGGTTCAGTTAGTTTTTTCATTTGATAACTTTGTTATACAACCACTGGTGGTTTTCCATCTGAGCCAAGAATTTCACAAATCTTTTTAACATTTGATTTTTGTTTTCCAATAAGCCATTCGATTCCTTGGTGTGTATCACGTAATTGATTGATAGTATTATTGTCATTATGGTGTTGAATAGCCAAGCAACAAGCTTTAATAGCTTTAAAATGTCCAGTTCCACCAGTCGCTTTGTGTATTTCAATATACTTAATAAGACCTAACACTGGTGAACCTTTTGTCATGCCTTCCAGCGTAAACAACTGCTCTGCAAAATCATCAGCACCTTGTCTGTTAAACTCTCTATACATTGCAAGTGGTCCTAAAATATATGATTTCATCACTTTATTAGAATGATGCATTACAATCATTAATTGACGTAGATTTGTGTCATATATTTCCAATATGCCTTTACATTGTGTAGCTGTGATCTTTTGATCTTGTCGTTGAGCTGCAATAATTCCAACCACACGACAAGCAGAGGTAATTTGTAATACACAGCTAACTCCTTCAAGTTTAAGAGCATCAGCCACAGTGCGTTTCTTTCCACTATCAAGCGTGTCGATTATTTTAATGCCGTCTTTCTCAACTGGAAGACCGGTAACTACAAAAGTTATTAGTGGAACATCTGATTTTACACAAGCCCATAAACGATGTTGGCCGTCTACAAGATTGTCGTTGATATCGAACTTTATACTTTCTCCATTTAAGCTCCATTGACCTAATCTCATTGATGTTGCATAAGAATCTACAGAGCCCTGTGATACAGATCGTTGACGGAACTCGTCATTTTCAATTCGATTGTTGTGTTTTGCTAAGATTTCTGCTGCTTGAGTTGGTGTGATGGTGGTTTGTTTTATGTTCATGATGGTTTTTTGTTGGTGGTTAATGGTTGAAATTGATTGATTTTAAAGAAGGTCTTCCTCCGTTATAGATTCTATTCCAAGTGTTTCAACTTGACGTTTAAGGTTTAGTAATTGACGAACGTTGCCACTTAACAGTCGTTGGACTTTTGCACCAACTTTTTCTTGTGAGGCTGGTTTGGTTTGTTGGATCATGTTGGTTAGTTCTGGTGGTAGGTTGAATAGTTCTAGGTCGCCGGCCCTTTCTCTTAATGGAAGAATTTTTAGTTTGAAGCAACTCAATCTTTCATATAAGTCCCGTCGAAAGGTTCCTTTTTCAATCAATCTTAATAAGTCTCTGTGAGTTGCAAATACAAACCTACACTCAGCAATCGACTCACTACTACTTCCTACTTGTCTGTATGTACTTTCTTGAAGCAATCTTAACAACTTAACTTGTTGCATATTGTGTAAGTCTCCTATCTCATCAATAAACAATGTTCCTCCTGTTGCTTGTTCTATCAAACCTTTTCTATCCCTATCAGCTCCAGTATAGGAGCCTTTTTTACTTCCAAACAACTCGGCTTCAAACAATGTGTCAGTAATGGCGTTAATGTTGACTGCTACAAACTCTCCTGTTCTAGTTCCGTGGAGAATTTTAGCAATGAGTTCTTTTCCAGTACCACTCTCTCCAGTTATTAGGACTGGTTCTTTTAGAACCGAGAGCTTTATAGCATTTTGTTTTAGTTTGATACAAGTTGGATTTTGAGTTTTGAAACAATCCATTGCATTATGTGTTGTTGTGGCTTGGATTATCCCTAGCTCAGACGCCAGCTTTCTTGCTTCTGGTGGGATGGATTTAGAAATGAGTTTGTTGATTTCGTCGGGGGACATAAGAGATGTTAGGTGATTTGTTTCTTTTTCATTAACTTGCGGCATGTTTTGCATGTAACTTGATCATCCATCATGAAAAATCCATTATGAATACCTGATAAAGATTTTGTATGCTTTGCTCCACATAATGTTTTAATGGATTTTGGGTATGTGATCGGCATTCCTTTTTTGGCTGTTAGTTTGTGTATTTTGTTTTTCATAACAGGTTATTTTTAGCTTTGTTAAAAACTACTCCTTTATAACTACTCCACATTTTCTTTGCTTCTTCTCCTTTAAACACTAACCGATGGTTGTTTGGAAATATAAACTCACAACAATAGGTCCACTTGTCGAGAATGCCTAATCTTGTGGCTCGTTGGAGTTCGTTCTCTCCGGGATATAATGGATGAGGATGACATAGTCCTGTTGGCATTATTACAATACCATTTATTGTTGCACAAAGAGGTTTTACTCTACACTCTACTCCTTTCCCATTATCCCACCATTCTCTAGCATAAAGGACTTTTCGGAGATTTGGAAGTGAAGATTTCATACTTTATAATCTATTTGGGTTTTACTAATTTGTTCTATTGCTTTTTTAACATCCACTAACTTTCTATCCATCCACCATGCTATTTGTTCTGGTGTTCGATTTTTCAAAAGGTGCCGTTGGAGTTCTTTTTTGTCGATCTTTACATTTTGAGTTCTTAGTTTAAAATTTGCACGTGGTGCATAATCTTTGGGGCCGGATGTTGTGTCTAGGGATTGTTTTCTTAGTTTGTTAGTTTTATCTCGTATTCTTCTCATAATCTCTCCTTTCTTACATCGCCCAGCTTCCTTCATTTCCTTCTCCAAACTGATCTCCCAACCCATCATGTGACACAATCTTATACAATCCTGTCAACATGAGTTTGAATTTCTCTATAATCTGTTCTTTGTTGTTTTCGTTTGCTACGTCGAAAACCAAACTGTTTTCTTTTTCATTGATTTTCAACTCTTCAGGAGTGATGGATTGCATTGTAGAGCCATATCCACCTTTGGTTGTCATGTTGTCAAAACCATAGAGCTTAATAACTTTTGTCTCAAACATCTCTTCCAATCTAAAAACAAATCTCCTAAGCATAAACGCACTACAAATTGCCACTAGCATTTTATGCTCATCAAACATTTCGTTGAAAGATTTGATCTTAATGTATGTTATTGTACATTCACTACTATCTCTTCCCCAACTACTGTTGGAGATTGGAAAATATGCATAAACTTCAGTGTTAAAACCGATGGTTTCTAGATGATAGATAAGAGAATACATTAGAGAACCCCGAACAAAAAACATATCAGGATCAATATTACTGTTGTTTGCGCAATTCATATAGATTGTTTGAAGTTTGTTTCCAATCTTGATGGAGTTTTCATCTTGGGTTTCTTCTACAAAATGTGTCGGTCCACAATCTGAGACGGCCATACCCATGTCTATGGTTCCTCCACTTACTACATGATGTTGGGTTTTTTGAAAGCTTTGAGAAGGGAGGATTTTCTCAAATAGTTCTTTTGGTAAACTTTCTTGGACTTTCTTGAGAGTGTCTGCTCCTTCTTTCCAGCCTTTGAGTAAAAAAGAAATGGCTTCTTCTAAAATTTGCGTTCCACTCCATGGATTGAGGCCGAATTCTTGACTCTCAGAACATGGAGTAAACTGTTGCTTATAAGAGTCTGGTAGTTCTTTTTGAACTATCTCTACAAAGTTTTCCCAATCAAGTTCTAGTTTGGAGGCTTTTAAACCTTTGATTTTGTGAGATAAAAGATTAGGAATTAGATAAGGTGTGGACATAAGATATGAGTATGAAAATGAGTTTGTTCTTCGGCATCTTCGATGCCGTTGGATCATTTTAGAAAGGTGTATCTTTGGAGATTTTCTTAGAACCTTGGAAAGATTTTCCTGTTGCAGCATCAAAATCTACACCTACTTCTTGGAATGTGGATTTACCATAACTCTTCGGCTTCAATCCTTGTGGTAACACTCTATCAATATCTGTTTGTGAAGTATTTCTAAAAATCACTCCTTTTAAGATTTTGTTAAGATCAGCATTGGGTCGAAACAAAAGCTTTGTGACATTGAGAATGTTTCGTGTGGAAACAATAATTTTGAAGTTGTTCTGAGAGATGTTGGTCCTTAACTCAAGGAGGCCGTTGAAAACTTCACAACCTTTTGCATTCCATTGTTCCAAAGTTACAACACTTCTAACTAACTGTTCTTCAAACTTTATATCATAATCCCAATCAATTGTGTAAAACTCGTTTAAAAACGCGGCATCTAGAGGATTACGTCCTACGTATTCTCTTGTTGCTCCATTTCCCCATGTATTCATTGCACACAAGATTCGGGTTTCATCATGTGGGGTGATTTGACCATGAAAAGGAATGTTGATACTTTTTGAAAATATCCCTTTCAACACCATCAAGACATTTTCATTTCCAGCATCGCATTCGTCAATAAAACCTAGTCCACCTTCCAAAATCACCGGAACTAAATAACCTGGAATATAACTTCCAGAAGAAGATGTGTATCCTACAAAATCATGCAATTGCACACTTCGGCACATTTGTTTTGCACAATAATGTTTAGAGGCTAAGATTTTACTGATCTGACGTGCTGCCATGGTTTTTCCACTTCCTGTCGGACCAACTAACGCGACTGGAATTCCAGCTTGAAGAACATTTATTGCTTCCAACAATTTTGGATGAGTATGTTCTTGGAGTTCTTGAATTGGAGATTCTGGAAGAACCCTGTGTTCAATAACTATCTTTCTTTCAGAGATGTCTACGGTTTTGAGCTTTTGTTCTACAAGCTCAAGAACTTCATTCTCGTTTAGGGCCGACTCTTGTAGTTTTTGAATTTCTGCTGTTACGATTCTATCTGCATTAAATAATAATTCAATATCTGGCTTGACTGCTTCAATTGCAAGTCTTTTAATCATTTCGTCCATTGATGATGTCATATTAGATGGTGTGGTATATGGTGTTGGTTGAGATTGGATAGATGGAGGTGATGGATATTGTTGAGGTTGTGGAGTTTCTAGTTTTCTTCTGTAGCTATAACCTTTAGTTGGAGTGCGTCCCGGTTTAACTGTCTGCGTCCATGTTCCATCATCACATAAAAGTTCATCACCCTCTATCAAAAGCTCATGTGATGCTACTAGTCTATAGCCTTCTCCAAACATAATTTCTGGAGAAAGTTGAGAAGGTTGTGGTCCAACATATCTTCTAAATCTCGCATTAGTATAACTATTTACTTTTCTTCCAACAGCTTGACTACAAACTTTCCACTCACAATCTATTCTATTCCAATACTCATCTCCTTTTCCTATTGTTTCATCACCACTAAGTTCTCTGTATTCGTTGTCAGGTTTCATAACTTTTTCTATTGGACGGCGATATTTAAGACTAGAGCTTATTGGTTGTCCGGGAGTGTTGATGGATTTCTCCCATTTTTTAGATGAATTATTAAATACCTCATCTCCTTCTTGAAGAATATCTCCATTTTTTAACTCTTGGTATTCTTTTTCCATAACCTTTTACTCCTCCACTTCAATCTCATTTCCAAGTCCCTCACCAGTGATTTCTTTGTCATCTTCGTTTTCTTCATCATTGTTGTCTCGTTCAAAACATTTAGCAAACAATTCCTCCACATCTTCATCGGTTTTCTCATCCGGCATGAACAGACTTGCAAATTGTTCCTTGGCTATGATGGAACTGTTAATACACCTGAACTTGCGTTCGACTTTTGGTTTTACTTTTTCACTCTCAATGGTGTCTTTGAACCAGAAAACTCGTTGACGTGTAGGAGAAATTGAAGTTAACCGATGGCCACGTCCTAACAATTGGGCCATTTCAATTGCAGACCATGTAGCAGGAATAAGGACATCCCGTGGTAGTGTATTGGGATTATCATGATGAAGACTTATTGACTCTCCTCCCGCTCCAATCATTACCAGCATTATTTTTCTTCTACCAGATTGAAAATCATCTACCATTTGTTGTCTTACTTGTTGGGACTGACCGCCAACAATATATGCTATGTGGTCTTTATCTACGCCGTGCTTTTTAACCAGTGTTAGGTAAATAACTCGTAAGGCATCTTTGAAATTTTCTCCTACGATGGGAAACATGCCGGATTTGTAACTTATATAAGCTTCATCTGCCATTGGACCAGCACGTAGTAATGCACACTTTTGACGAAATTTTATAATCGACGCCATCATCATTCCCCACCGAGATTTTGGAGCACTTTTACCTGCTTCTCTAAGTTCCTCTAACCATTCTACCACGGCTTGATCATAAGCCATTCTATCTTGCGGAGATGCAAAATCACATTCTACACACTCGCTATGGGCTGGAAAAGGAAACCGAACACCTTTTACTTCCACCATATAAGGAAGCAATTCATTCCTTAACCGTTTCATTGCACTTGGACTAAACTCCTCTATTCCTTTTGGACTTGCTATCTCCCGTAAAATCCACGCACTTGTTTCTTTTGTGGCTTTCAGGTTATTAAACCTTGTTACCACATCAAGAGTTTCTACTATTGCTCTTGCATCCTGTATTCGTTGGTATGGTGTTGCACTAACATGAATTACTTTTACAGATTTAGGAAGTTCACGAATCACTCTTGTTCTCATTGAACTTTCGTTTCTGATTTTTTGACATTCGTCACAAATCACCATTGCTGGCAACATCCATGGGTTCCAAACTGGTTGAATGTCTGGGTTTCCATCTTTATCAACACAACCTACAAAACTCACAAACATGTTTTGACATTCTTTTCCTCCAGTGTAGCAGAGTTGAGAATAACTCATGACCATGCACAAATGGCCAATGCCATAGGTTTGCAATTTCCTTTGGGTTTCGACTACGCCGCTTGCAGTTGTAAGCACTAAGATTGGAAAAGGATTACAAGAGCCGGGTGGCACTTGCAGAAAAGAGCCGTCTCCTAACATTTGATTAAGAGCATCTGCAAACATGTGGGTTTTTCCTAACCCCGTTCCGGCTCTAAAGAGAATTCCTTTTTTGGTTCTCTCAGTGTGGAAAGCTTCGACAATTTTTGACGTTGTCTTTTTTTGCCAAGGAAATTCCTTTAGCTTGTCGTATTGGATGGGCTTTAAAGTGAACATAGAAGTTTAAAGAAATTCAGCTGTGAAAACTCTTTGATACTTTTTTGAAATCCTCACTGTGTTCGCCCGTCCAATCATTTGTTTAACAACCTTTTGATCCAATGGGGCATTTATAATAGCTTTGATCTTTTTTGTTCCAAGCTTCATTTTTGCTTTGTGTAAACTCAATCCGGTTGACTCTCCACAAAAGCTGTAGCAGTAGATTTTAGTTTTCATATTATTTTGGTTGTTATCTCATGACGGCCCACTAGGTTTTCTAATGGGCCGATAGAGAGAACTGGTGGTTATTTCAACCATTTAAGATATTTAACTCCTGGAGAATTAACATCTTTTAATGTTTGAAGAATTACATCGGCAACTAATAACAAGAATTTTTCGTTATAGTTGTCGTAGTTGTCGTAGTTGTGGTAGTAGTTGTAGTAGTTGTAGTAGTTGTAGTAGTTGTAGTAGTGGTTGTAGTAGTGGTTGTAGTAGTGGTTGTAGTAGTTGTGGTAGTTGTAGTTGTAAAACTCTTTCCACAACATATCATCCAACACCGTTAAACTTTCAAACTTCAACTTGTACTCCAATAACTTCTCATCCTTCTTTTCCAACTTATCATAATGTTTTTGAATCAGATAAGGTAAAATTCTTTTGGTTGAGTTCAATTTCAACTGTCTATCAAAAACTCCATCTTCCAAACAATCACTTCCAAGTTGTGCAACTGCAATATACTTCATCCCTTGTGCTCTAGATTGATTTGACTCCCAATTACAATCGTTCAAAGCAATCTTACATTCTCTAACTTCACTGTGCACACAACTTGGTTTGTCATTAAATGGCAAGTCTAATGCAACTGTTATTGCTGCTTCAACACACATTTTTCCTTCAATAGGTTTTCCAAGTCCTTTAACCAATCCATGTGAGATTAGATCGTTGATTTTTAGAATATGTTTTTTGAGGATTTTCATAGGTTGCTTTGTTTTGTATTTAGACTAAATTATTCCCAAGTTCAAGAACCGTATGTTCTCCCATCTTAACAACTAGTTCTTTTGCTTGACTTTCACTGCATCCTTTTGACATCAAGAGACTCAACACCTTATCTACTACGGCTTGTTTTTTGTCTTTTTCAATTTTTTCTTTTTCCATTTTCTCTCGACTGATTTGTTTCCTAACACGCTCTTGAGATTGGAATTCATTCCAGTCTTTAAGACGCCATACCCTATAAAGGCTGTTTTCAAGCTTCGGTAGTAGGGTTCCTGCAAAATCTTTCAACTCGCCATTTTCCACAATGCAGTGAAAATCTTTCAAATCTTCTAAAGTTATTGCAATGGCTTCATCCTGTGATATGACTCCATATTGATTGTGTCTAATCACAAGCTCAAGGTATCGTTCAAGTGGGATGTTCATAAAATCAAAATCCAATCGGCATGAAAGATTCTGATTTGCATTTAGGACATTTAGGCGAGCCTTTTAGTTCTACTTTTTTATAAAACGATTCCCTATCCATTGGTAAAGGTTTTAATTTATCAATATGTCCACATGATTCACACAGCCAATAAGCAATTGACGGTGTGCAATCCTCTCCCAAATCTTCCAAGTCTTTGTCATTCATAAATTATATATTTTGGTATGTTTCAATTCAAAATCCCACTAACTACCAGTGATAGAAATACTACTATCAATATCCCACTAAACCACAACATCAAGTTGTCATAATCCCATGGGGGAGATTGATTTGTTTTATGGTGGAGATTAAGGAGATATTTGTTTTTCATGGATAATGATGTTAATAATTTAAAGCCGTTGAAATTGGGGAAGTTCTTCATACACTGTCCACATATCATTTGTGTGATTATAGTGTAACATTCTTGTTTTACCTTTTAAAGAAATATAAGGAACTGCAAAATTTCCCAATGCTTCCCAATATTTCACACTACGATCTTTTTCAATTCCACCGATAAGAGTTTTAATCTTATCGTGTTTTCCTTTTGAATCTACATTTATCCAACGGTATCCGCTATTGTTTAGATATAAGGTTTTCATGATTTTTGATTGTGTTAATGTTAGATGTTGGAGGAGGATAGAAGATGATAGTGGAGAGGCTTGGCGGCCTAGGACGCGATATGGCGGGTCGATACGCCGGGGGATGTTGTCACTCTAGATATGGGGGAGGATGCGCCTACGGTCAAACCCGAGAGGATTTGAGCGGTCCTAGCGGCTCGATCTAGCCGTTGGCTCAGCCATGCGCTTTGTCGCATTAAACCCCTGCTATCATTACTCAGGCTCAGCTTGTTAGATAATCTCACGGCGGGAATCATATCATAGCGGTGTCCAGTGTCTACAATAGTTTTGGGTTTAACTTGCGATGGGAAGACCCTATGGCACACTCTATGCTTTGACAAGTTAAGCATTTTCCATGCCAAGCGCTTTTTGTAGCTGGAACTAGAAAGGTGGAAAATAGAAGGTGGAGAAAACCGAAAATAAATTGTTGACAACTATTGGTGTCATAAGCTAACGTCGGGAAGCTCAATAAAGAGCGAAACGAAAAACCTAACAAAAACACAAAACATATGCCTACTGAAACCACAACCCCCACAACTAATCCCCCGGTGACTCCGAAGTTCACCGCCACGCGCAACAATATCACCGTTACCCTGACAAGGGAGGAAACAAAGAAAGGCAAAGATGGAAAAGAACCCAAGAGCTATTGGATGATTTCTCACGATTCTTTTCTCATCCCTCCCATGAAAGCTCAAGTCGCTGCTGATGGAAAGACGCCGATGAAGGATGAAGCTGGAAACATCATCATGATCGAAGACCCTGAGGGAAAAGCTACCTTGAACGGTGACTTGGAAGAATTCTACGGAGCTGAAACGGTTGTAGACTACGTTCGTTCCAAAG